ATGATAGAACACAGTTTGCGGGAACAGTACCGTTTGATAACTCAGTAAATTTGTTTTCAGCCGATAATGTTCAGGCAGCAATTGAAGAAGTAAAACAGGCTAATGAAAACATAGCAAGGTTTCTCACGATAGCTGGTTTCGATGGTACGGCTTCAACAGGCCGATGGCTTGAAATGACTAAAAGCGTACCGAGTAACACAACTCCTTTTGTCTTTCCAAAAAATGCTTATCTAACCGAGTTTAGTTATGCTTGCGCGGCTTCAACTACTGTTACATTTGGCGTCTATATCGATGCTATAAAAGTTTTAAATTTAGTTATGACAGCTTCTCAAACTGGCGCTACTGTTCAGCAGGTTACAGTTAACTCACTTGATCAAATGAGCTGGAAAGTTGAAAGCGGCTCTTGTTCCAGGCCAATAGTTGCAACATTTGCGAGGTTTCGATAATGATTTTAATTAAAAATAAGACAGCAGAACTTAAAACATGGTGCGGCCAAGAGATTGCTGCAAATGATACTCATACTATAAGCCAAGAAGAGAGAAACACTTGGGGGTATGACGCTATTTTTCTCGGTGCGGTAATAAATGGCGAGGCTTCTATAATCTCAGATGGTATTGAAATAACTGATTTGATAGAGGTTGAGATTGTACTACGAAACGAGAACAAGAGAGACGAAGAAGGAAACCCGATTTATCGAAATATCATTGCAGAGGCTAACATGCTTTTTCAGCCTCGTTGTATTGATTTTTCAACGGCAACATATAAATCAATATGCAATAAGTCAAGTGATTTGGTTGATATTGGCGACGCTGAACTTTTATTTTTTGATGAAGAAAAAAATCAAATACTAAAGGGCGAAACTGAAACCGATGAAGAGTATCAGGCGCGGCTAAATTTGGAATGTGAACATACCTATATGTATTTTACACCAAGTTATAAATACGCGATTAAAAGCGGTGAAATTAGATATAGGGGAACTTTAGGGGAAGAGTCAGATGTTTGGATTGAGGTAGCGCCGCATATTCCAAAAGAGTATGGCGGCTCGGTTCCCTTTATTAACGGCGGCCTTCCTTTAGATTTTTATGAAGAGAAGAAATCGATTTTGATTGACGGCGGTACTTGTACGGTAATTGATGTAGATACGACTTACTACACCCATAGACTTGGCGTAAAAATTGAGCACGGCATAGGTATCAAAATTGGATTTTTAGCAATCTTTAACATATATAGGTAAGCATGATAAAGCGGGTTAAAGGTAATCTTATAGGAAGATATCAAGCTATTTTCTGTCAGCATTGCGGGGTACTTCTTCCCTATGAATATATTAAGAATAATGATGCCTATTTTCTTATGGAAGGAAATAACGTCATAGGTGGATTTATCATTGCTTCGGAAAAGTATAGTCGCTGTGAAGCTCAAATACCCGATCATATGGCAATGAGTAGATACAAGCTTAATGTTTACAGACCATTTTCAGAACTAAATGGCTATTTCATTTTGGTCAAGTCAAAGGGATGGATTCTTGTATCGTTCTGGTTTATACTTATCTTACTTTCTCGATCCAAATACTTCATCTATGCCTACGAAAATACGAATATTTCATTAAAAAAATATTACGCGGTCGCAAATCCAATAGTCATTTATGACGGGTTAGTAAACAATTTGGAGGGCATGACAGGCGAACATCGCGAGAGAATCGAATTGATTTCAAAATGGGGTTTTCTTAAGTTATACTCCAACAGATTAATTAAACGAATGAGGATAAAATTATGGAACTTATACTGAAGGTAAAAGGCGCTCAAGATGATCGTGACCCGCTTCTTGTTATGCTCGAAGATCAAGAAAAAGGTACTAAAGAAGTAAGAAAGATTGCATTAGGTGAAACCATCACGGTTTCTGATGATGTTGGTTACAATCTTCTTGCAAAATATAAAGGCATGTTTGTACAAAAAGCAGCGCCACAAGAAGGTTATGCAACAAAGGTAGTCAAAGCTAAGGAATAATCAAATGGCTCTCAATGCGAACGCTCTTACAACTTTAGTCATGGCGAAGGCGTATTTAAAAATCCCAACAGTTGAAACCTCGATGGATTCAATGATTGAGCTTTTTATCAATGCATCTAGCCAGATGTTAGAGTCAGAGATAGACAGAAAAATTAAGGCTCAAAGTTTTACTGAAGTCCATCATGGTCGCAGCTCAAATATAATCATGATGAATGAATGGCCGGTTAACTCTGTAACTGAGCTTCGCATTGGGAATGATTTCACAGATCCCTTGACGATTATAGACCCTTCTGACTATTCAATCGGCGATGAATCAAACTGTGTTATTTTAAAAAATAGGCGGTTTTCACGCGGCTATAATAATGTTCAGATTATCTATAACGGCGGCTACTCTGCGATTCCTTCAGATATTGAGCACGCTTGTCTTTGGATGGTTTTTTACTATCGCATGATGAGAGAGTCCGGTGATATTGGAAGAACTTCAAAAGGCAAGGGTGATGAGTCAATTAGCATTTTGCAGGAAGCCCCGCTTGATGTTAAAAATACGATTAATCGCTATCGGCGAATGGAAATACCCAATAGCGGCCTACCGATGAGTAACATATAAATGCCTACCCCAAGCTTCATCATTGGGCGCATGAATATCCTGGCTAAAAATCTAGCGCCAGGAAGCCCACAAATCACTGAAACCTTACTGCGAATAGCTATGATGGTAATTGCTAAGGCAAAGGTTAACGTAAGGCGTCATAGAATGATCGATACAGGTCGCCTTATCAACTCGCTTCGCTGGGAATTTCACCGTCAAGGTGATACCGATGGCGTCTATATTGGTTCGTTCGGTGTGCGCTATGCTGCTATGAACGAGTTTGGGGGCGAGGTTTCAGAAAGACAGCGACGCGCAATGTTCGCGGCCATGGGCCGAAGAAGAGTTAAGCTACCATCCAAAGGGATCATTACCAAGTCAGGTGCTGGATGGAGATGGAAGCCGAGGCCATACCTGCGGCCAGCTCTCAAAGAGTCCCAGCAATATATCGTTGAAACAATCAGAGAATACTTGAGGCTAAAATAATGTCATCTATGAGAACCCAGATTGCTCAAAATATAATCAGCACGATAGTTGCAAGCGGCCTTTATAAATACGCTAGCTACTCAGTTATCAAGATGCTAGCAAGCGATTTCTCAGATTACGAACTTCCTGCGGTTCAGTTTATTGACCTTGGCGACGATAACATTCACGAAAGAAGTAGAGCCAAAAAGACATGGAATGTTACCCTGGAACTTGTGATAGGACCAAAAACAAACTATATTCCCAAGCAAGAAGATCTTTGGGATTTGATCGAGCTAACCGAACAAGCTCTATTTTTTGATCCAAAATTGAACATCCCCGAAGTTATCCACATGAAGCTTTTGGGATCAACTACCGACCTTCACACTCTCCAGCCTCTTTATACCGCACGAATTGACATCCAAATAGACTACTACCAGCCCCTTGTCAGACCATGCTAAGATAGTAAAAAATCCCCAAGCATCTAGGAAGAAGCCCGCAGGACTTTTGATTTGTTTAATAAACAACACAGGAGTTTGTTATCATGGCGAAAAATTACAAAAGTATTTATGATTCTGGAAATGTGAGTATTGCGCTCGAGCAACGCTTTTTTGCAAAGCGGGAAACCACACGGGGGGAACTCAAAGCCCCAATCGGCGCTGATTTCTTTTACCACACGACAGGAACAATCGAGCACACCCAAGCGGTGGAAAGCTCGCCACACAAATCAGGGCGGCACCACAACAACATTATCAAAAAGAAAAAAGAGGCATCCTTTTCGTTCAGCACATTTTTTAACATCAACACGCTTTTACCAGCGGCCTCGGTCAACGAGATTGACCCAGCGGTTAGAATGCTATGGCACAACATGCTCGGTAGTGAAGATGTAACTGCCGGCGCTAAGTTCATGGCGGCGGTTCCTGCTTTTACATTCTCTCTTTTTGAAGTCTCTGATAAGTGGGCGCGTCAAGCACGCGGCTGTTTTATGCAGGGCGCTAACATGAGCTTTCCAGGCGATGGTGAGGCTACTATCGAGTGGTCCGGTATGTGCAAAGATGCTCTTTATGTAGGCATGGGAAAATCTACAACCTCTAACGACGGTGGTCAGACTGTAACACTCCAAGCGGGTGAAGGCGCACTATTCAGCAAAGCAATTGGCGGCCTCGTCATGCTCATTAAGTCTGATGGTATAACCCGCTCGGCTGATACGGTCGATGGTTCACCGCGTAAGATCGTGTCAGTTTTGGGCGATGTTGTGACTCTTGACGGTGCGGTTTTAGCTGATGCTGATGGATCGGGCCTTGCTGATGAAATCTACCTTGTTTACTACGAACCTACTACCCCACTCGCAATCGATAATCCTCAGACCGGCCTTGTTGGTTCCTTTGCTGTAACTGGCTTTGGATCTTTTTGCGCTCGCTCAATAGGCGTCAATTTGACCAATGATCATGAAGCGGCTAACTACTGCTATGGGTCTGACTCGCTATCTGCTCCATTTTTTATTGCGGGAAGCCGGTTAACTGCTGAAGTGACTTTTGAAGCTAACTGGGACGAAAAAATGCTTGCTCTCTTCAACTCTGTTCAGTCATTCGAAAGTAAGGAGCTGCAAATAGTCTTGGGTGAAGCTGCTGGGCGAAGGCTTCAAATCGATATTCCTACCGCTATTTTTCAGGTTCCCTCTGTTGCTATCCCCGATAGCGGCTCGGTTCCTGTTCCATTCACGGGTACGGCATACCAGTCAACATTTGACGCCGCCGATGAAATCTCGGTACACTATAAGTAGTCAATCCGAGCACTCAAAGATTTTTTACAATTGAACTACCCTCAGCTATGGGGGTAGTTTTTTTTTAGGTTTCGTGGCAATCTTTCGTTAGAGTAAATAGATAAAAAATAAGGATTATTTTATGGGTGTTAAACTTAGTCAAATAAGCGATGGATCGATTGAAGTAATTGCGAGAATTGATGACTCTCTTGAATACAATGAAGATGATTATCAAGAGTATTTAAAAACTCTCGATGAAAGCAAACTAAAATTTGTTGAGGGAAAGAGTCCAACAAAATTTATTATGAGAAAAGTATTGCCTTACAAACTTGCTCAGAAAGTTCAAAACAAGCAGATGAGACTAGAAAAGGGTGAGGCTCAGTTTTCTTTAAGCTTCATGGCTGAAGAGGTTCGTTGTTCTTTGACGGGTGTTAAAAATCCTGATTACCTGCCAGATGATGAAAAGATTAAGTTTGAAAAAAGCCGTGATGATGATGGAGCTAGCGATGGACTCATTGAGAAGCTTATTGCTTGCGGCATTGCCTCCGATCTTTATGTTGCTCGCCAGACATTCATGCATGGCAATAAGGGTGCTGATTTAAAAAAAAGTTGACAGCACTTGCAGAACTAAGCTTGAGCGACATGAGCAAATTGAAATCAGATGGCCGATCATTTGATTGTCAAACGTGCAAAGAGTCTGTTAGAAAGCTTAGAAGATGCTCAGAAGATAGAGAAGACTTCACCAAAGATGATGGCCCATTCTGGCCAATTCAGCTATTTCAAGGCGGGGAACTATACGGATTTTGTCCGGCTAAAGCGGCTTGGGATAGCGAACTAATATCAATATTCAAACTCTTAATTTTATCAGCGGAAACAGGTAATATAAATCTAGTGGCCGGTGCAATTGAAGATCAACCAAGTTGGTGGCTTGACAATGCTTCTTGGTTCATCCCAAAGTATAAGCAGATTCAATTCATAACCCGCGTTAAGATGGTAGTAGGTGACGGAAAAGTCACAAGCAATACAAAAACCCCACAAACAAAAAGGTAAAATGCTATGGCTGTTACCGAGAATATGTTGGTCGATATACAAGTAAAGTCAGGAGATGCAGAAAAACAAGTAATCAAGCTAGGTCAAGAATTAGAGATATTAAATAAAAAAGTTGTTTCAAATAACGAAGCAATCAAAAGGTCATCGGCTGAATTCGCTCGAAACTCCAGCGCTATAAACATGGCTGTAAACAACTATGATAGAACACAATCTACAATTAAAAATACTGACACTTCAGTTAAAAAATTAAATCAGTCATTGGCTACTTCATCACAAACTATGGTTCAGTATAATAGTTCGACAGCTATGGCTAACACAACTGTTATGAAGATGAGTTCTAATATTAGAAATTTAGAGATGGCGGTAAATTCTCTAACGATGAATGTTCAGTTTCTAATTAGGTCGATTAAATATTTCACAGATCCAAAAGTATTAAAAAATATTTCTGATGTTTCTAACGTTCTTGGGGCGCTAGCATATTCAAAAGGAATGGGTGGAACTGCAAACGCTCTAAGAGAAGTGGGAAAATCATTTGATACATTATCAACCAAATCACAAAATTTTAGAGATAATGCAGATAATAATTTAAATGATGTAGTTGAAAGGGCTAGGTTACTTAATGAAGTTGTTGAAAAATCACCTTCAGCGTTTAAGGTGTTAAGCGGGGCGATTGCTTTAGCTGCTGGTGATATGGTCTATTCATATTCGAAAGCACAGAAAGCCAATAAGGCATTAGATAGTCAAATACTCACAACAGGTGAAACCAGTAGAAAAACATTTTCAAAATTAGCTACTGATGTTGAAAAACCTGTGAGTGGTTTTTCAAAGATGACAGCAGGTATAAGACACAGTGCCTCTGCTGTAGAGGCGTTATCACTTCTTTCTCCAGTTTTAATTATATTAGGAAATAAACTTAAAGAATCAGAAAACGCCTTTATCCGTTGGGGAGGCGTGATTATGAAAACTATCGGCATAATTAGCGCCGGACTTATGGGCTTTATCGGATTAGCTTTAGGGGCTTTCGCTGCGTTATCAATTTCAATTGGTAATAATATTTTAGCTTCTACACAAGAGGCTATGGATAAATTTATAAAGTTTGAATCAGTAATGGCGCAATTTAAATTTACGGTTCAAGGATTTTCAAAAGTCTTTGGTGTTGATGCTGTTGGTTCCATGGAATACTGGAATAAGACAATGCAACAACTATATAAAACTACTGTTTTCACAAGAGAAGAATTATCTAAATCAATCAAGCTTCTAATAGCTGAAGGTCAAGTAATTGGGTTAACTGTTGAAGATAATACGAAGCTTCTTGATCGTGCTGCTGATGTTGCTGCGGCTACTGGCAGGGATCTATACGAAGTAACACAGATGATAATAAATGGTTTAACTAACAATGCTGATGCTGTTTTAGGTCTTGGCATAGATATTAGAAACACCTCTTTAGCGCACTCTAAATATGTTGAGGAAAGCGGCCTTGCTGTAGAACAAATGAGCGCACAAGAATTAGCAATGGCTAGATTAAATGCTCTTTATGAAAAGACGGTTCCCTTGGTTGGAGCAGCTGCTAACCAAACAAAAACTATCGCCGGATCAAATATGATATATCAAAAAACATTAACTGATATATCAGTAGCCATAGGTCAAACAGGAACAGCAACAGAATTATATTATGCTTCAATAAATAAATTCTTATCAGTTATCAGGGATCTTCCTAAACCTCTTCTTAGCACTTATGGAAGTTTAAAAGATATTCTAGGGGTCACATTAGTTATCATTGGGCAAATGCTCAAACTTGGTGCTGTAGTTTTTGCATTAACAACCGTATTCAAACTTCTTAACTTTGTTCTTAGTTCTACATGGGGAATAACTGTTTCTCTATCTGCTACTCTTCTTTATCTTGGAACTGTTATTCTTCCAATTACGGCTTTTGTTATAGCTCTCATAGCTTCAATGAAGGATTTGATTGATACCAGCAAAGGATTTGAAGATACATTAAAATCAGTAACCGGATCTTTATTTGTATTTAGTGAAACTGTAGATGGTGCTGAAAAATCTACATTCTCATTCGCTTCTGGAATAAATAGGCTAATAAATATAGCACTTCTTCCATTTAAAATTGTTTTAATTGCTATAGCTGATACGGTTAATATTTTTGGTATAGCGTTTATAAATATAAAAAAGATTTTTACAAGCAATGATAAAACTATATCTGAATATAATAGTAAATTAAATATTCTTTGGAGTAGGTTAAGAGATCTATCTAATGCTACCGGAAAAGCATTTAAGGCACTTGACTTTTTTTCTGAATCTTCAGCATTAGCGGCTTCTAAAACAAAAGAATTAATTGATACACAGGAAAAAGGAGCTAACTTAACTCAAAAATATAAAGAGAGAGTTTTAAAGCTTGCTGCTGCGATTAATGAGGGATTTGATAAGGGAATCGAAAGGCAAAAGTTTTTAGGTAATGAGTTCGATAAATCAATTGCTACATATAAACAGGCGCAAAATGAGCTTAATAATGTATTTAAAACTAAGTCAACAGATAAAGATGCTGCACAAAAATATGCAGATAATGAAAGGAAAGTTCTACAAGCTTCTTTAGAGATAGATAAGCTACGACTCGATACACTCAAAAAAATAAATGAACAAAGAAAGACTTTAGAAACTGAAATTCTTCGCTCTCAAGGAAGAAATATCGAAGCTATAAATAGAGAAAAAATAGAAAACCTAAAAGCAATAGATGAGCAAATAGCAGGTCTAAAATTACTTGAAAACTTTAAGCAGGAAGATTTAAAAACTTTAGAAGAAACAAGAAAACTCATAGAAAAATCAAGTGATATTAAAGTTGGTGAGGAAAGATCAAAGAGCTTACAAAAAGCTATTGAAGCTGAAAAATTACTAGCAGATTTGAAGAGAGAAAATGCAAGACTTGATAAAAATATTGTCGATGATTTGAAGGGTAGAGTAGAGGGGCGAAGTCAAGAAATCAAGAAAATGGAAGAGGCTCTTAGATTATCCAATGATCTTTATGGCAGATCAAAACAAGCAATAGCAGAATCTAAAGTTCAAGTAGATAAAATGTTTGATACTGGACTCGCACGAGTACAGATGGATTTACTTAATGAGCTGAATATAAAACGACAAGAGATGCAAGACAATGTAAACAAAGAAACCCTAACCCAATTCGAAAACATAAACCTTGCATACGAAAAAGAAAAAGAGCTTTTAGATATCAAGCGTCAACAGTACGAAACACAGGGGTTAATGAATGAGTCAATGAAAGCTCAATTCGGTCAAATGGATGAACTTCTTAAGCAACAAAAAGAATTGCAGATAAAAAAAGCTCCAGGCAAAGAGTCCGAAGCATTAGAAAAAACAGGTTCAAATATTGCGGGATCAATTGCATCTACCTTCTCAACTGGTGCTATGGGAATGGTAACTGGCGCTATGGGTATGGTATCGGCAATTGCTGATATTGTAGATAAGATATTAGACTTTGTGCCTCAGTTTATAAATAAAATAGCTGGTATATTTGATAAGATCACAAACCTTCCTAAAGTCCTTTTAGACTCTGTTAAAAACCTATCTCGCGCTGCTATTGATATGGTTAAAAATGCAATACCTAACCTTATCAATTATCTTCCTGATATTGTTGATGAGCTTATTACTCTTCTATTTGAGGGCCTTCCCGATGCTTTCATGAGTCTCATTGATTCTCTTCCTGATATCATAAATAAATTCATGGATAGATTACCAGAACTTGTAGAGAGAATCATAACGGGATTAATCGAAAGCGCGCCAAGAATAATGGCTATGATGATTCAAGCTCAAATAACCTTGATACCAGCACTTTGGAAGGCATGGTATAAATATATGCTTAAAATACCTGGAATAATTGTTAATGGCATTGTTGAAGGGCTAAAGAAAATTGGTAATCTATTCAAAGGAATTTCAATCAAAGGGCCTAATATTAAAAAGACTGTCGAAGGTCTTAAGCTTGGCATGAAGGCAGCAACTAAAACACTTACGGGAGAAGCGAGTAAACTATTCCAGGTAATGGATTTAGGGGCAAGCGATACAACAAAAGATGCTTTGAAAGATATTCCTGGAAATATTGAGAAGGGCGCAAAGAAAGCAGTTGATTACCTGACTATGTGGTGGAGAAAACTTATAAAAGAACTCCAAGCAGTATGGGACGGTATTGTTTCGGTATGGCGAAACCTATGGGATGGTATCAAAGTTATTTGGAGTGAATTAATTAGGGCCGGTAAAGCTGTTGTGGAATTTCTAAAAAATGTTTGGGATAAAGCCGTAAGTGCTCTTAAATCTGTATTTGATTTTCTAAAATCTGTTTGGGATGAAATATGGAAATTTTTCGATGAAAAAATTATACAGCCATTAAAAGATGCGTGGAACGAGGTATGGAAATTTTTCGATGAAAAAATCATACAGCCACTTACTGCGGCCTGGAATGCTGTATGGAAATTTTTTGATGAAAATATCATACAACCAATATCTAAAGTTTTTTCATCGATTAGTGAAATACTATTTAAGGCAGTAGATGGCTTTAGAGATGTTTTCGATTTTTTTATGAAGGGTATAACCTTTATTGTTTCTATTTTTAAGGGAGTAGCTGAACTTTTAAAACCAATAGCCGACGTATTTTCTAAAGTTTTTGGAGGAATAGCCGACGTATTTAGCGCGGTAGATTGGTCAAGCATAGGAACAAAAATAGGCGAAGCATTCAGTAGCGTATTTGACGGGGTAAAAGGCTTCTTTTCAAAATTCTACAATACGCTTGCCGATCTTATAAACGCCATGAAGATACCAGCTTTTGAATATGGCGTGAGTATCTTAGGCAAAAAATACTCAGGTAAGTTATGGAATGAAATCGACCTTGTTCCAGGCAATATAGCATATCTTGCTGATGGTGGATTTATTCCAAGGGGAACGGATACTATCCCAGCAATGTTAAGTCCTGGCGAGTTTGTGCTAAACAAAAATGCTACCCAAGGTTTAGGATTAAACTTTCTGAATAATCTTAATAGAGGAGGCGGCCAAACTTCTCAGCCTAACATAACGCTAAATATTCAAATCGAAACAACTCAGCCTATCGATGAAACATTCTTTAGAAATAACCTTATGCCAAGAATAAAAGACGATATCAGAAGAAGAACTTTAAATGGTGAATTTATCATCTCAAGCAAAGGGGTCCGTTAATGACTAACCCAGTAACTCAAGGCTACCTTGAAAATCCATATTTAGAAGGAAATTACTTAGCTGGAACTGCTCAATTTGCATTTGGCCAGCAAGTTAAAATGATGATTACAAAAAGAGAATCTTATGGGATGCAAGCCCAGAAGATAATCAAAGACGAGATAAACTCTTTAGGTATGGAGGTATCAAGGTCAATAGCTAATATGCCAAAAGCTTTTGGTATGGAAATGATCGGGGGATTATTTAAACAGGCGACTATAGGCAAACAAGTTCAAAAAATAATAGAAAACTCTGAATATCTAGCCAATCAAGTTGAAGCTGTTTTGATTAAAGATTATACAACAGGCATTCAGGTTGAGCTTATCATTGATGCCAGCCATACAATGGGCTATCAGGTCAAAGCCCAAATGCTTGACGAGTATGACTTTAAAGCCATGCAAACCGAAGCAAGACTATTCAAAGATAAGTCTCAGGCTTTCGAAGTGAAAAGAATCATTAAGAATTATCTATCTGAAAATGCATCACAGTTTAAAGGCTACCTTCTCGATAGGATGGACAGCGCAGGGATGGAGGTAAGGCGAGACAAAAGCTTTCCGCATATATCTTGCTCAGGCTTCGGCTATCTTAATCAGCCATACCTGACCACGGCATATCTTGCGGCTGGTTACTGTGTTCCTGGTCCTATGCAGATAGAGCTTTTACTAAAGAAAAATGCACCGCGTGGGATAGAAGTAAATAGGATAGTCGAAACATTTACCCAAGTTGCTGTTGAAGTTAAAAAGGTGATTGCTGATAAGCTCTACTCATTCGGGATGCAAATAGAAAGATTCAGGGCAACAAACGCCGGTATGCAAGTTAGGTTTATTCTCTATAATGATTACAATTTGCGCGTTCTTTGTGACTTCCCGTCAAGGGGGGTTACAGGGAATAACTGGACATCTTCATCAACAGCGGCGGGTGACTTCTCCGTCAATAATGTCAATACCGATATTGTTGAACAGAGATGGCAATCAGTAACGGGAGTTAAATTTTCAACGCTGGTATGCGATACCCAAAAAACTCAGGGTATCGGTGTTGATACGCTGGCAATCTTAAACCATAACTTTACGACTTCGGCAGCGATATCATTAGAAGCTTCAAATCAATCTGACTTTTCAACAGTGGGATTTCAAAAGAATCTAACGATAAACAGAAATGAGGATATCTACTACATAGCTCCAACCTACCCGACTCAGCAGTTTAGATATTGGCGTCTTATCTGCAATGATCCAACAAACCCAGATAACTACTTAAGAATTGGGACAATCGTATTTGGTAGCTCAATTATTATGCAGGGTGAAAGCTTTGTTGATACGGTTCGTAAGAGAAAAATACATTTTTCGGATAAAGTTGAAACAGAAGGCTACACGAATGTAAGCAACGATAGATCACTTAAAAGGGCAATCAATATTGACTTTCTAAAGATCGCTTACGCACGGGGGAACTATAACGCGCTAACCAATGTTTTTGACTATTCGCGCACAAGCCTAAAATGTCTTTGGATACCCGACCCACTTAAACCCTCTCGCTTTGCTGTGTTCGGAAAGCTTGCGACTATGCCAGAAGAAACCCATTTGAATATGGGAACGGGCGCGGATTATGTCGATTTTTCCATGGAGGTCGATGAAAGCTTATGAGTAGTTCAGACAGAAAACCTTATTTATCCTCAACGTCAATCGATCAAGACTTGCTTGATGATTGCTCAGATAATCTTGAAAATCGTCTTGAGCTGGTTGTTGAAATTCAAACGCCGGACGGGACCATATATGCGAGTGATCGCAACAAATATGTTGGCAGCACATTTTATGAAGCTTTACTTAACTTCCCTGTCATCAATCGAACGATTGGCGAGTGGTTAGCTCCAGACCTTCAATTCTCTTCAATCAATATTGACCTGTCAAATGTGGATGGGAGATTTAATAAATATCTTCCTGGCGGCGCAAACTTCGGCAACTGGATTGGTAAAAGGGTATTGGTGAAGCTTGGTATTGCCGAGTCTCTGGCTTCATACCGCACCATATTCGAGGGATTCGTAACCGATATAGGCGGCTTCAAACGCTCGGTAAGCTCTATAACAATCATAGCGCGTGATAAGTTCGACACAATAAACGCTAGCTTTCCAAAAGTTCTTTTGACAAAAACCAGCTACCCGATGCTTGAAGAAAAAAACATTAACAAGCTTCTTCCTGTCATTTATGGAAGCTGGAAAGAGGAGTTAGAACCAGACCCTGCAATTGTTCCCTCATACTGTACAAATGGCACAGACCCTCTAGTTGATTTCAAAGAAAGAATTGTTGAGATATCGATTAGTAGTCCTGCAATTTTTACATGCAATGAGCACCACTTGCAAAATGGCGATAAAGTTCAGCTCAATACAAGCGGGGCTTTGCCGAGTCCACTTGTGGCCGAGAGTGATTATTATGTCAAAAGCATATCGGGCGATATCACCTTTGAACTTTCAACGACTCCGGGCGGCGGCTCGATAAACACAAGCGGCGGCCAAAGCGGTGTGCACAAATTTATAGCATCGCCAACAGCAACAGCAAGAAATTCAAAATATGTCATATCTGAAAACAGCCTAAAGGAGCTTGTTACAACAGAAATCTACATGAAAAGAAGTGAGGTTTATAATCTTGTTCCTATCGGTGAAATCGAGAACATTGGAACAGATAATCGCACGTTCGAAGTAAAGCAAAGAACAGCCACTCTTTGGGTCGATAATGGCGAGAGCGCCCTAGTCGCTTACGAGTGGGAAAGCGGCGATGAATTTTTTATTAGGTGTATCGGTTTGGACCTTGATATCTATACCGACAACATAATCAGCCAATGCAAGCATATCCTTCTGACTCATGGGGGAATTGGAATTGGTGATTTTGATAGCTCTTGGGATTACTATAGAGCAAAGTCATCGCCAGCAGAGAGCGCCATAGCTCAATTCAAATCAAGGATATGGCTACAAGAAGCGCAAGGGGCATTGTCTTATGTTCTCTCCATGCTTGAGCAGGTAAGGCTTGAGGCTTTTATTGATGCAAACCTCAAGCTAAAACTTTCATCTCTGCACTTTGACGAATTTGTAAGTAATCCGACATTTGTTATAAAAAATTGGGATATCGAAAAAGGTTCATTCACTACCTCAGTGGATGACAAAAACAATTTCAATCGGGCGCAAGCTGTCTTTAACTTTTCACCGATTCGAAACGAAAACGCACGCTCTACAAAGATCCATAAAAACCAAGACTCAATAACACAAATTGGTAAAGAGATTTCTAAAAAACTTGTCTTTCCAAATCTGTATCAAGAAACCGTTGTTTCTTCACAATTAATAGAGATTTTGAAATTAGCATCGGCTACCATCGAAATCATAAGTTGTACAGTGACGTGGAGAAGTTTACTTAAAGACATTAGCCAATTTGCCCTACTTGATGTTAAAATTGGTTCGAGTGAATTTGAGCTTGTGACATGTCAAATTAGAGAAATTGGGTATGATCCCCAAGGACTTAAGCTACCGATCAAGCTTTGGTCTTTCCAAATGTGTCCTTATCCAGGCTATGAGCCAGGATATGCGGGTACAGTTGGGGGTTTTAACGCGAACATAACTTTCGAATAAGGGGTTTAGAAAATGGCGGTACTTTTAACAGTTAGCGAAACACTTAGCGGCGCGGCGTTCAACGATGACCTTGAAGGGCCTGATGGTATCGGTATTGACCTTGGATCTTGTATCAACGGACAATATGCGCCAATCATTTCTCAGCCAGCGAATACGGGTCACAAGAATGTCTATATTCGGCATGACGCAGTTGTAGACCCGATCACTGATGTTAAAACCTTTCTACAACAATTTGGCGTAGGTACAGGCTTCACATACGGCGGCGCGAATTCAGCGGCTACCGACCTAACCACAATTCTTAATATGGGTGACGCCTCAGCCTCAGCGAATCCAAACAATGCTGATGGCCTTGCGGGTGGACTTCATATCGATATGGATTGGCAGGTATCCACGGCAAACCAGTTTTCACCAACACGGATTGGTAGCCAAGTGAGAATTTATGGCGATGGCGGCGGCGCGGCAAGCGGGGAAGGTCGCAGCTTACTAACAGCAATTCCCATGCATGTTGATGCAATGAGTTTTGATAGCGCGGGAACTGAGGTAGACGCAACGACTCCTCAAGCTGGAAAAATTGGAAAAATAGGCGATGCAGTTTTAGGTGATCGTGCTCATTCAAGAATGAGATTTTTCCTCAGAAATGATGAAGTGGACGGCGGCATACTTCAGTGGGAGATTGTTTTTGCGTACTCGTATACTGCTTGATATAAGGTGTTGATATGTTTGGACAAAATCTATTTGATATGCGCTTTCGGTTCGAATTTTCGGACGGTAAGCCAACGATGTTTGGTAAATGGAACGACACGAACAAGCACGCAAAAAAACAGGCTTGGAGTGTTAATAGAAACGGTCTTTCCCGTGTGATGATTGAAGCAAGAAACATAGAAACGGGAGAAATTAAGGTTGTAGTTGATTGCCCTGGTCATGACTATCGCTTCATGCAATGGCGTGCGGTGCGGTCAGTCAATCTTAACGCGCTATCAAATCAAACTTTGACAAGAAACATCGGGCTAGTCTTATGGACAAGCTCCAAAAAAATATACGTCTATAACTGGGGGAAAGTTGAAATAGAGGAACTAAGTATTGATGATAAAAAATATCACTTTGCAGCTTATGGGAGATAAGTAAATGACAGTAGTGTCAAAACTAAAGCTTAACCATCCACCCTTGGGGGATGAAGGTGGTTCGGCATTGCATACATCAGTAGAGGCTATCTATCAAAAGGTAGGCGACTCTATAAACTCACGCTTTTTTGTTTATGAGAATCTAGCAGATACAGCAAGCATTGACTTTGATCACAACTTTATTACCGACTTTGCAAATCTAAGAATCGATCTTTATGCTTACAATGACGTAACTGATGAAATCACGTTAATTACTGATTTGTCAGATTGGGTTATTGCTGAAAAAGTAGGTAACGAAACAACGCACGTCAGAGTCACGAACAACACGGGATCGGTTCAGGATATCGGCATTATCATCATGCTTGATCCAATCAAGCTTGGTAATCTCAAAAATGTTGATGTTCCAACTCCCGAAGATGGTCAGGCTCTTGTTTTTGATTCTGCTACCGGCAAATGGAAGGCGGGGGCCTCTGGTGATGCCTCTTTTAAATTCCAATCGCTGAATGCTGGAATACTTACGGTTAAAAAGGGTTTCTTGTTTCTCTCTTCAAAAGAGGAGCTTTACGCGGCAAATGATATTCTGATAACTCTCGCAAGTTATATCAGCTCAGATGGTGCGTACTACGGATATATTGATAGGCTTAGACTTGGTCAACCAGCTATCGTGGGCGGTCGCAAGCTTGTAGCTGTTGATGATACCATGTGGCTTTTTAGCACAACTTCACCGGATAATATCAACTCCTCTCGCTATATCGGTGTAGGTATTGTGGTCAGGGCTGGCGGTGTATTTACCACTTTCGCAACTCTCGCGACTCGCCTTCATGATGTTGCTCTTGGGGTAGATGGATCTTTGGAGCATACTGTTTCATATACTGCGCTTGGTGATATTGGATCGATTGGACAAAGAAAAGCTGGTCATGTTTTAACAAGTAATTCTTTCCCAGTTGCAGCATATGCAGCTACAAGTTTTTTTAATCTTGCAGCGAATCCAAATGATGGCAATACGACCCTAGGCAAAAACCTAACCAACGACAATGCGGCCTTATTCAACGCGGATGATATTTTAGGCTCAGTTAATGCGGCGGCAACGCTGAATGGGACTAACCAAAGATTTTCAAGCACAAACGCGCATTTTGATCCCCAAGATTTAGGAAACACAATCGACTTTACAGCTGGCGGTTGGTTCAAAGCTACTAACTGGGCGGCTGCGGCTGGTCTATTTGGGCAATGGGTAGCTGCGGCGCTATCATTTGCGGTAGGGGTCGATGCTTCGGGTTATCCTTATGTGAAAGCAACAACAGACGGGGCAACAGCAAGCCAAGCAACAAGCGATACAGCACTAACAGGAACGGGATGGCACCACTTCGCGGTTAGATACATTGCAGCTTCAAACAAGTTTGAACTGAAGGTGGACGGGGATCTTGTCGCTACTCTCACGCTAGGGGCAAATCTTTATAACGCGGGGGCTTCGCGGGTCTTTACCCTTGGATCACACCATAGCGCGGCATACTTTGCGGGAGTAGTCAGCAACTTCATGTTCTGCAATGGAACTGCCTATACTGATTCACAGCTGTCTAAAATTTGGGCAGCAAAGGAAACTCATTACCGCACGATTAGCACAGAATCACAACTTTGGTGGTTGTGGGTGAAGGGCGAGGGGATTCAGCGCAATGCTTTGGACCGTGTAGTTGATATCAATTCAGATGAGCTTTACTACAATCTTTTTGATATGCCAGCTACCAACGAAATTGCAATGAAGCTTTATAATGGCGGGGCCGGTGGAGCTTCAAAGCCTTCAAAGCCAAGGGAACTTGAGCTAACTGTTGATCAACTCGATGCTATGCTGCCTCTTTCTCATGGCCTCGGAGCGGTTCCAGTCATTCAGTTTAAGGTCAAAAATATCGATGGTGACTATGAGACTTTAAATTCTGGTTCCTACTTTCTTTTGACAGCAACACAGATAAAGCTTGCGGGGGCTTCGCTGGTTTCGCTGTTCGGTACGGGTGTTACAGTGCTGCTTAATTATTCAACAGGGAACTTGTCGCAGTTTGTGCCGAACAGGTTTTGGAATAGTTATGTGACATCTTCGAATCAGGGTGTAGCTGTTAATGATCAGGCAATTTTTAACACAACTGGAGGAGCTAAAACGGCAACTCTTCCCGCGTCTCCCGCGTGCGGTGATAAGGTTTTATTAGTCGATGGCCGTAGTAATTTTGGTGTTAATGCTTTGACACTCGATAGAAACGGCAAGCTAATAAATGGGGCGGCCTCTAACTTTGATTGTGATGTTTCCGGTGCGGTTTACACGGCAACTTTTATTGATGACACTTTTGGCTGGTTAATCAGCTTTTAACGGGGGTTAAAATGAAATTTTTATTTGGTATTTTTCTTTTATCTTTGGGTATAGGTATTGGGCCTCTCATGGCTCAGAATCAGAAGGCAAGCGATAAGGCTAGCGAAATGGGCATGATAATTCCATCGGGAACCATCATGCCATATGCTGGCGCAACAGCTCCAGCCGGTTGGGTCTTTGCAGCGGGTCAGGAATATAACACCACGGGAACATATGCGAAGCTTTTTGCTGCGATTGGTTCGGCCTATTGTACGAATGACCACGGCGCGGGAGGCTCATGTACCACGGGAGTTTTTAGACTTCCTGATTTGCGCGGTAGATTTGTGGGCGGTCGCGATAATATGAACGGCATTGCTGCGAATCGAATCACAGCAGCTAAAACACTTGATGGAACTATCCTTGGAAAAGCTGGCGGCTCACAAAATGTTGCTGGTCATTATCATGGCCACACTTTAAACATTACTTCGAGCGGTAGCGGTACGGTAACAGGAACAGTTGGAGGCGCTGATGGAACTCATAACCATACAATAACTGACCCTGGTCATGCTCATAATCAACTAGCAACATATGCAGGGACGGGTGGAGGTGGTTTTGCTGGAATTAGTGGAGGAGGTAATACAAATACACAGATTACATCTTCACTGACTTCGATATCTATTAATTCAACTAATTCAGGTCATGGCCATGGATTTTCTTTAACAGCTCCAAACCATGCACATGCAAACGGAAACTTTGCGGGAACGGTCGGCCTCGCATCAGGATCAGGCGGCTGTGATGGCAATAGCGATTCATGCAACAACCTTTCACCAACAATTATTCTAAATTACATTATCAAACTTTAAGGGGTAAAAATGAAAGCAAGACACTTCGCAGCATTATCAACATTTATTATTTTCGTTCTTTCGATTGCGGTTTTACTCGTGGTCAAGGGACTTAAAGACGATCCAAAGCCAACAGAAATTGGTGAATTTGAATTTGAAGGGGCGAGAACTAAAGTTTTTAAAACTGGCGATTGCCAAGTTTTCGTTACAAAATGGAAGTCAAACGAAAATCCTAACTTTTTCTTTTCGTGCGGCGAGAGGGGTAAATAATGAAAAAAATACTTTTACTTTTATCTTTGTTTAGTTCGCTGGCATTTGGCGCGGATCACTTGCTATATGCTCCAAGCGGCAACTTAATTTTAGATGCTAAGGTCGGTTCTGTTATCAAAGTGAATAAAACTTTGCGGGTCGATAACATCACAAACTTAGCGGGAACAAGCGGCGCGCCTGGAATGGTTCCAATTGGGGGTATGGTCGCGGTCATGCCTAACACTCATGCGAATGCATGGCAACCACCGGCAACTGGAGTCATTAAAGATGGTTTTATGCGTGCTGATGGCGCTGTTGTTCCTACTTGTGCTGATTGTGTGATTCCAGCAGGAACCACAATGCCTAATATGGTTTCAAGGTTTCCAAAGGGATCAACGACAAGCGGGACAACGGCGGGAAGCGCAACAAAGAACCTACCAGGGCATTATCATAGCAATGGAAGTGGTACTAATGCACAAACTTCTGTTGATGTTACTGGTGGAACAGCATCTTTAACAGGAACAACAACTTTTGCAGCACACCCCCATACACATAGTGTAGTCGTTAATTTTTCAAGTGCTTATATTACATCGAATGGTTATAAATATACAGAAGGTGATACTATAGCTAGTAATCCACCTGGAACAAGTAATAATAATCTTTCTGCTTCTGTTGGTATTTCATCTGTACCTGCTTCAAGAACTGGTTCAAACTCTGTTACAGGTAATTTTGGCCTTGTAACAGGCGGCTGCGATGGTAACAGCGGGGCTAGCTGCTCGATAAACGTCGAACCCGCATACATGGAAACAGTTTGGATAATCAGAGTAAAATAAGGGGTAAAAAATGAGTAAGTATATTTTAGCGATACTTTTGTTTTTTAGCGCAGAATTCGCGCTAGCAGGTAAACACAAAATTGCTGTTCCTGGTAAAGCTGATGTTTATGTGCCGACATTTGAAAGCGATGGAAGAACTTTAAACGTAGAGTCTCTTAATGGTCCTGGTACGGTTCCAATCGGCGGCATGGTCGCAGTTATGCCAGCGATTCAGTCAACTGATGCATGGCAACCACCGGCAACTGGCGTCATCAAAGATGGTTTCATGCGTGCCGATGGTCACACTATTACGACTCAAAACGTAGCGAGTGGCAGCAAGCTAAGGCAAGGAACAGTATTACCGAATATGACGGCAAAATATTTGAGGGGTAATACAACAAGCGGGACAACTGGCGGGGCGAATACTCAGGGTCTTATTGCTGCAAATATTCCACAAATGAGCGGGGCATTTACTTCTGGTAACAACAGTGTAGATCACTCGCATACTTGGTCAACAGCTTCAACAGGTGGTCATACAAATCATTCTTTTGGATTCAGAACACAATCAGGTTTAACATTTGGCGGTCAAGATGGTAGGTATATGATGCTTGGTAATGATGCACCAATGGGAGCTACGCCAACGCAATCTGGTGGAGAGCATTCACATTCTGGCACTTCAAGCGGTATTTCAGTTAATCATACTCATAGTACAACAGTAACACTTGGATCAGGCACACCAACAGCAGTAAACAATGAACCAGCTTATATAGAAACAATTTGGGTTATAAGGGTGAAGTAATGCTAAAAAAGCAAACTGAAATGATTTGTGCTTATAGGAAGCTAGATATAGATGATTTCATAATTTTATCATTTTTATCAAATGATGCTTCGTTCAAAAAAATTTCAGATAAGCTTATGATTAGCAGGTCAGCAATCACACACAGGATAAACAAATATAAAGATTTGTTTGAAGGTTTCGATGTTGAGATAAAGAGGTACGGTAAAAAAGTTTGTAGTCCGGTAGCAATGGAGCTAGCGGATAAAGCTAAAATGTTTCTAGAAATATTATTAACAATGGGAGAGAAAAATGTCACGTCTTGTCATCAAGAAGAATAATCCTATCGACGGCGGCGAAGCTAACTTAGTTTATGATCCAAACAGTGAACAGCTTCATTATCATGGTTGGGTTAAACTAAAGATCGGACCATTCAAAAAGAAATTCCCTTTCAACGGGAATGAAAAAGTTGCTAAAGAGCTGATGCGCTCGGACTCTTTAGAAGCTGGAAAAGTAATCGATATCGAAGGAGTCAAAATAACTGTTATGGCGATCCATGAGGGATCGGCTACGGTTTCCTTTGACTCTGAAGATTTTGATGGCTTTGCAGAACTCGACACAAAGGGCGAATATCTCGATGTTATGAGTGTTAAAGCCGAGGGAAAATTCCAAGGAATTAAACTCAAAGTTGAAGCTTACAGGGTTTAAAACCTTGTAAGTCTCTTCTTTTCCTACCTCAAAAAAAATAATTACAAATGTAAATTTTTATGTTGACCTTTTTTTGCGAATAGGCGATAACTGCTTTGTCACCACTAACGGTAACAAAGCACAAGAAAAGAGTTAAAACATGAAAAAATTTATAGCATCACAAAAATATATCTCTGAAGAAAAATCATATTGCTGGTGTGTTTGTAGGTATGATGGCCGATCCTTCAGAGATGGGGTTTTATCTTATAATTTCCCATATACAGAACAAGGCGCAATCGACGCCATTGCTTGTGCTAAAAAGCTCGACGAAGAGCACGAATTTTAAAAATAATTACAAAAGAGAATTTATTTTCTTGCATTATCTACCTGCTACTGTATAACTATCTTTGTCACCACTAACGGTAACAAAGCACAAGAAGGAAAAAATATGAGAGTAGTAAACTGGAACGAAGTAGCACAAAAAGCGGTACTTATGAGCACCGAAAGCCTTATCTTCACAATCAATGATTGCAGAGAAGCGGCGAAGGTTTCGCGCGGTTGGAATCCTGAGAATGAAGGTTACTACGATGATGAAGCTTCGGTATATGCTTCAGAACTCAGAAGAAGAGAGAGATGTAATACAGTTGCATCTATAAGAAAAAGTTGGAGCGATTTACCAGCTAGAAAAAAAAGTTAATTCTTCAAATAAATAAGAGGTTAAAAATGGAATGCATGGGATTAGATAGAAATGGGTGTAGGCATAAGAATTTAAAATCAAAAGTTTGGTATGTATGCGATGCTTGCGATGCTGATTTTAGAGAACAGGTTAAACAGCAAAATAAAAGTATTGCTAGGGCGAAAGAATTAGCTGGTTTAGCAATCGTAAGGGCCTCTCAAGGTTTGAAGTATGGCGATGATATGAGATGGTCAACAAAGGTATGCTTACAAGATGCTGCTAAATTATTGCGAGATGCATTAGAAGATTTAGAAAACAATAGGATTTAATATGGAAAATGTACTTAAAAAACAATCTGAAATAATGTGTAAATTTGCTTTAACACTTAAACCCGGTTCAGCTCGCGCTCAATGCTATACGATTGCAAATTATAAGTTAGATCATGGTGAAACTATCGCCGAAAGAATTATGAGGGATCACTATAGTTTAGGTCATGCATTAAGAGCAGCACGGCTCATGTTTGATGCTGGGTGTGCAACTGAAATTCCAAACAAAAAACCGCATCTATTTGGGACTTTTATTTTTCTCGATGGTTCAGAATTAGGTGTAAAAAAGGTTGAAGCATGACAACACTAGCTAACGGTTTAAACGCTGTTGTCTTACTTTCTGGAGGATTTCATAATCGGCCTGAAATGTGGATACGGGTTAACAAGAAATATTTAATCGAGTACGATGAAAGCTATTTGACAGAACATCATATAAAACGACTAGAAAAACATTTTTGTGGAATTAAAGGTTGTAATTGCGGGTCATATCACAAAGCAACCATAAAAATACATCATGGTAAAAAATGGAAATGAGGTTATATGAATAATAATGAGATCCCAAAAAGGCAAGATGCAATAAGTTGTTATTTTTGTAAGCACTATTTTTTAATAGAAAAAGATGATGAACAATTATCGAGCTGCTCAAAACATGACTTCGTTTTTAGTTTAATTACAAATGGTTTCTCTACTCTTTTCAGTAAATGTGAATCTTTTGAAGAAAGCGGTAGTAAGAGATGAAAGAACTAATGAAAAATCCACCGAACTACCGACACATAGAAGATAGGTCATGCTTTTCTTGTATTCATTTAAGAGAAAAAGAAAAATCAATTTTACCGCCATTTAAAAGCTATTACTGCCATATGTTCCTAAACAATTTATCAGCAGTTGAATCATGTTATTATGTATGTGACGATTATTTTCGTGCGGGATCTTATGCATTGGAACAAAGATACCAGCTACCCCATAAATAAAATTACATTTGTAAATTAATGCTTGCATTATCTTTCCACTACTGTATAACTATCTTTGTCACCAATAACGATGACAAGCACAAGAAAGAAGAAAAAAATGAAGCACGAAACACTAATCAAAAGAATCGAAAAAACAGGCATTAAAGTTGAAAATCATGACGATAGAAGATTTGTAGCAAGGGGAAAAACAAATAATGTTTCTTGGTACAAGCAAGGTGATAGGGCGGTATGTGTTTCGACAGCTTCGCCATATACAGATAGTTCAACAGATTGTTTTTGCGATATCTGGCATAGAACAATCAAATCAGCGGTTACCTACTTGAGCAAATAAGCTCAAGTATTTACTTTAATTTCCATCATATCGGTGGATTTTTTTATACAGGAGTATTTATGAATAAGTTGTTTTTGATCGGTTTAGTTATGTCGTCTGTATCATTCGGAGAATCGCGAGTCATTGAAGTAAATAGGGATTACCCTAACGTCCCTGGCGCAAATGAAGCAACAGGGTCAAGAGAGGTTGTAAGAATTGCTAATGGTAACAGAGATATTATTGGCGCTGTTGCCGGTAACATCATTGGTCGTGGGGGCTGGGCTTCTGGCGTGGGCGCTGTTGCCGGTGCTATCATTTCAAGAGATCCAAACAAAAAATGATAAATCATGAGTTAAAAAAGAACTTGAGAATCGGCGCTGCGATGTTTGTAGCTATGTTTATAGCTACCAGCTCGCTAAAAAGATCGTTAATTTTTATTATTGTTTATGCAATAATAATTTTAGCAATTAGCGCGATAACGATAGTAATCAGAAAATTAACAAAAAAGGTTTAACATGAACACCCTGATAGTTTTAACTCGCTTCGATGAATCTAGGAATTACTTAATAGTAACAAGTGGAGACTATAGACATCTGAATGGGTTAACTCTATCAGTTGAAACCATAAATGAGCACTACCCAAAGAATTTAGAACTATATAATCTACTGTTTGACGAAGAAGGTTTACTTAAGATGAACGGCTATAATTTATCAACAAATCATCATTTATCTATGGAGCTTCTTGAAGCTAATAAGATTAAATTTATTATTTTTTGCCGAGGTGATTTTTGAGTATAGATACAAAGGAGAGTATCAAAGAAGCTATTTTGATAGCGGGGTCACAAACGGCGCTATCAAATCATATGGATGTTACAAGGCAGATGGTCAGCAGATGGCTTAAAACTGGAAAGATTTCTCTGCAACATTATCTCAAGCTTAATCAGTACATAAATTATAACTCAATTAAAAAAGATGTTAATTTGCGAAATTCCTAAAATAATATAAACTAGAATAACAACCAAAAAAGGGAGAGATATGAAAATTATAATACCGTTTTTATTGTTGTTTTCTAGTAGCGCATTTGGTCAGTATTTATATAATGGTGAAACCTTTCCATTTTCTAAAGGGGTCAAATGGGATGGGAACAACTCCATTATTGAAGAGTCCACTAAGCTACCATTTAGCAAACCGAGACATATTAGGGCGAACATAGTTAGCGTAAATTATTGGGGCGCGGTCGGATATGCTTTTGACAACTGGATGCCAATAGATTTTTCTAATCATATCACGCTATCTTTCGCACTAAGGTCAAGCGAAAAGGAAACGCTTTTAGGGGTTCAGCTCCACGATGTAAATGGTAAAACAAGTACATTTGCAAGAGTGGAAACAAAATATAACTATGAACAAATAGTCATACCAATATCTATGTTTAATGATGTTGACCTAAAGAATATAACAGCTGTTATATTTTCATTGAGCAAACCAGGGACAACAATACAGCTTATCGATATTGATGATATTGAGCTTTTTGGTAAAAAAAAAGTGAACCAATATCTGGAGTAATAACCACAAACGGTAGAGCAATATTTGATTCATGCGGGAAAGAGATAATACCAATCGGCGTCAATCATATGACAGTTTACACGGATTGGATCGGTACGCCTCGCGATGGCCTACCCATGTATGAAGAAATAGCGAAAACCGGCGCTAATACTGTCAGGATAGTTTGGAGCTACAAAGAAAACACCACAGCCAAAGAGCTTGATAATGCTATTACAAACGCAGCAAATAACAAACTTTTTCCTATGGTTGAGGTTTTAGATAGAACATGTCAATGGTCAAGAGAGGCTTTTGACGAGATTTTATCTTTTTGGCTTCGAACTGATATCCTTGCGGTACTTAAAAAGCATGAGAAATATTTACTTTTGAACTTTGCTAATGAGCTTGGTAATAATGTAACTACTCTTGAGACATATAAAAGCGAGTACAAAAGAGCTGTTGAGAAGCTTCGCGCCGCTGGAATAAAAAGCCCAATAGTTATCGATGCTCCAGGATGCGGCCAAGATGAAACAACTATGTTACAAGCGGGAAACTATCTTATTAATTCTGATCCTCTGCATAATATCATCATGAGCCTTCATTTATGGTGGGTTCCTCAGAATAATGAGAGAATCACAAAGCTATTTACCGAAGCGGTAAGGCTAAATATTCCTCTTATCATTGGGGAATTTAGCGGTTTAGCGGTTGATTGTAAAACAAGCACAAATGTTGATCATATTTTAAAAATGGCGCGTGATAATAAAGTTGGATGGCTTCCATGGTCATGGGATTCAGCAAATGGTTGTAAGCCTCATTCAATGACAACAGACAATACATTTAACGGGCTATTTGGATATGGAAAAGAGGTCGCCGTAACTCATTCCTATTCAATCAAAAACACCGCCGTTAGATCGCAATGCTTTTAGATGAAAAGAAAAGAATAAAAGAGATATTTAAACTCATAGGCGCTTCGGCAACGCTCGATGAAATAAAATATCTCTATGCTGAGTTTGTTTTAGAATCTTTAAACTGGAACCGAACACATGCAGCTAAATCTCTTAAGGTTCCTATTAAAACTTTTAGGCAATGGTATAATTTAAAAGAGTTTATAAAAATACCAGAGGAAAAAAAATGGAAGAAAAAGAGTTCTGGATAGGAACAATTATTACCACCTTATACTTGGGTTTTTTAACTTTCATTGCTATGTTGTTTTTGTCTTGTTATAAAATTATCATATTGTCGTTATGGAGGTTTGCAAAATGGCTAACAGCGAAAAAGTAATAGGGCGAAGATTTGGGAGGCTAGTAGCTATAGAAATTTTAGGCCAAAAAAACGGCAAGACGATGATAAAGGTTCAGTGCGATTGTGGTAATTCGAAAGAAATTGTATTAGGCAATTTCACCTCTTCAGGTTCAAAAAGTTGTGGATGTTTAAATCTCGAAAACATTAAAAGAAGAAAAAAAAGCTGGCAATTCTAAAAACAAGTGGGGAAGTATGAAAAGTCTATTTGAAGCTCTCAAGGGTGAATTTAACAACGACATCACTAAAGCAGAGGCTGCTTTAGAAAAGTCAATTAGCGAAACCCTAACCAATTTCACGGCAAATCTATCTCAAGTTGCTGCGATATCTGAAAATGATAAACAGGCGCTTATACTCGTCAACAGCTATACGTTAAGCCTTATTGTTAATATGGCTTTTTGGAAACTCGCCAATGAGCTAAGAATGTCAAAGGAGGCAAACGAAACGAAAGAAACCATGATTAATATTTGTAGAATGAACATTCAACTTTTCAGCCAAACGCATGAACAAATTTTAACTAAGCTCGATGATATCATTAAAAAAGAGATTGGTGAAAATATTGCGCTTATATAGGAATTCTTTTGTTTTTAAACTCAATTGGTAGGTCGTATATTTTATCTGTTCCTATGAATATTGCGCTAGAAAAGTGAATATTTTTTTTCTTGATATATCCTATATCTTCCAAATCAAGAGCGTCAATCCATAGTTTACTTTTAAAATCTTTAGTAATTGTTGCATACCCGTAGTAATCAATTGAAGATATGATGTACACCTGTTCACGGCTTAATTTTAATCCACAATTACTCATGTAAAACCTTGCTAATAGAGAAAAGATTTATTAGAATCTTTTTTCCCTCGAATGTTGTCCAAATTTCCTATGAATAATCTATACTATCATATCGATTTCTTCCAAATGCAACCAAAAAATCTCAAAGCAACTTTCGGGGGATTTATGCGATTACACGAACAGACCGGCTATAAAATATTTGATGATAATAATCAGATGCTTCCAATTTCTACTGAGTCCATGACAGTTTCTGACGTTGTGGCATTTATGTCCGAGATATCAGGATTTAAGCTATTCACGCAGGTTAAGACCGAAAAAGAAATCCTTCTTTGGTCGCACTATGAACTTGATAAAAATGAAAATTCTAGGGTGTTATTCAGACTCGTAGGCAATCCCGCCCCTTGTTGTGGTAGATAGTGCGAACTGCTATAATACATAATAGTAATCATTTTTTTAGGGGGCAAATTTATGAAATGGTTTTTGAGTATTTTTCTAGCATTAATTTTCAATGTGGGATGCTCTCACTTAGAGAGCGATGGCGTAACAGTTTTGAAATCAGAAACGGGAGAGAAGTTTTATAGTGGTTTAATCGTTCCCAAGGATTTTAAACCAACAAATGTAAGATCGGCGAAAGACGGGCTGCAAGGAACCCTTCCCGCAGAGTTCGACGCAAGGACAAAAGGATATAAGGCACCAGAATCTCAGGGGAATTGCGGCAGTTGCTGGGCCTACGCCATGTCGGCCACTGTACAAGATGCATACAAGTATCAGATGGGAAAAGACTTCGATACTTCGGAGCAACATGTACTCTCGTGCACAAAACCAGGGGAATACACTTGTAACGGTGGTTTCTTCGATTACAACAGACATCAGAATCCTTTTGGTGGCGTAACAGGCGCATCGTGGCCCTACTCTGGGACTGATGAAGCTTGCAGAACGGGACTCAATCACCAGCTTAAGATTAAGCAATGGGCATACCTTCCAGGCGGTGAAAACCCTCCAATTGATGAAATCAAATCAGCTATCTATCGGTGGGGAATCGTCTCTGTTGGGGTCGCGGCCACAGATGGAATGTCTAATTATAAAAGTGGAATTTGGGAAGGAGACGGTTCAACTGCGCTTAATCATGCTGTTACCCTGGTAGGCTGGTCAGACGCCGGTCAATATTGGATAATGAAAAACTCATGGGGGACATCGTGGGGCCAAAATGGCTATATGTATATTCGGTACGGTGCTAACGGAATAGGCACTTGGGCAAACTATGTCGTTTTTGACGATAACCCAACGCCAAATCCAGACCCAACTCCGGACCCTAAACCAACGCCCGATCCAGACCCAACGCCTCCACCACCACCGCCTTGCACACCACAGCCATACGCGGATACTGGCTACGGTGATGAAATCCAGGTGTATGCTAATGCAAGTATAAGGGTAGGAACAAGAGGCCAAAGAGGTCATCGCTATTATTGGACAGCAGAACCAGCTTTTGATAATCAAGCGGTTCCTCAGTCAGCACAGATAAACTACCGCCCACGTATTACAAAGCGGCTTACGATTCACGCGGTCACCCAATGCGGCGAAGCTACCGACTCTGTGAATGTAAAATTAATTGGATATTATAAGCAGAAAATAGAGCAAGAAGTTGAAGAATAAACCTCTCATATAATATAAAATTCCCCCGTAAGCTCGACTTTACGGGGGAACCATGAAAAACTTCAGCACTAAACTAATAGCATTCGTTCTTTTTACCTCAACGGGTGCATTATCACAACCAATTTATAATGTAGATGAGAAGGAATTTCGCTTAATTGTGTCAGAAATAGTTAAAATCTATTCACCTATTTTTGATAAAAAAGGCGTCGATTTCTGGATGGAACCTAATTGGGGGTCTAATGATGTTCATTTGTATGCTAAAAAGTTCGATGATTTATCCTGGAAAATTGTAGTATCGGGGGGCTTTGCTCGCCAGCCTGAAATCTCCAATGAGGGGCTGATACTCGCCATATGCCACCAAATCGGTCATCTCATGAGCGGTAAGCTATCGGACTATTCGACAGAAGAAAAATCATGGCAGTACGCTTATAACATATGTTCAGAGAAAATATTCCTTGAGTGGTCAAAAAGGTATAATCTCAAAAAACTCGGTGTAAAGATTGATGAATGCGAAAAGCTAAAAACAAGCAGCGATGTTTGCTATTATAAAGCATTCGCAAAAAAATCAATCGAGTTTTTAAATGAGAGGCTTTGCTATGGACCACAGCGCGCGGGTCAAACGGGTCATTGATGGCGACACATTTGAATGCATTGTGATGCTAGATTTTTGCCTATCAATTGAGGTTACTGTTAGGCTTTTGGATGTTGATACCTGGGAGATGACAGGACCGCAAAAAGAACTAGGATTAGCTGCAAAGCTGTTTTTGAAGGATAAAATAGAGAATAAGAAGATTATTTTAGACCCGCTTAAAAAAGATTCATTTGGCAGATGGCTTTCCCTAGCATATTTTAGGGGTGAAAATCTAAGTGAAATGATGCAAATCTACCAAAAGAAGATTATAAAATCCTTAGAAACAAAAAACCTTATAGTTTAGGAAAACTCCATGTTAACAATTGAAGCCGTTGTAGTTTGTTATAATTACTCTGATTTCCTTGAGGCGACCCTACCGCACAATATCCAAATGGTAGATAGGCTAGTCGTTGTTACTCACCCAAGCGATAAAATGACGGGAAAACTCTGTGATAAATATTCAGTTGATTGCATAAAAACTGAGATATTTCACGATGATAACGACAGATTCAATAAGGGTCGCGCAATCAATCTAGGGCTTCAAAATCTAAGGCATGACGGTTGGCTGATGCATCTCGATGCTGATATCCTTCTACCGCACCGCTTCCACAATGCTTTAAAAATGGCAAAGCTCGATACGACTTGTCTGTATGGTGCTGATCGGCTTAACACGGTCACCTATGAAAACTGGGAGAGACACAAAAATAGAAGCATCCCTCAGCACTCATGGAGATTCATGGTTAACCCACAAAAAGAATTCCCGCTTGGCTCACGGCTTCTTCACTTAGAGTATGGATATTGTCCTATAGGCTACTTCCAACTTTGGTCATCAAAAGCACGGCGACAATACCCGATAGTATGCGGTAGCGCCGAGCATTCCGATGTTTTATTTGCTACCCAATGGCCGAGAGAAAAGAGAGTTTTACTACCTGAATTTTTCGTTTATCACCTGGAAAGCGAGGATGTAAAAATGGGGGCAAACTGGGACGGGAGAAAAACCAAGGCTTTTGGCCCTGCTGGAACCCCGAATCCTGGCGAAATCCAGAATCCAGGGGGAAAAAAAATCATTCATCCTTTCGGGAGTAATGGACTAGCCAAAGACTTTGGTAATCCAACTTATTAGATAACCTTGAAGAGCTTTAGAAGCTTAAAGATGCTTCCAAGTGGCCCCGCTGTTAATTTCAAAGCTGCAATGATTTGCATGATTGCAGATAGTGCTTCAATCACTAAGTCTTTCACTTCGATAGGGTCCGCGTCTTTAAGCTCCTCAACTACTTCATGCCAGTTGATATTAACAAGCTCTACAACATTTTCTTTAATTGCTCTTAAAACCTTAAGAGTCTCAGAAATTCCTTTCTTTACTTGTACTTCTTCCATGTATGCATCCTCCTTTTAAAAACGTGTCGATAATGGTCGAATTGACTGCTAGCCTCTTATCAATCTCAATCAATGAGCTGGTAAGCTTATCGATGGTAATTGTAAAAGTTGTTTCAAGTTTGGTGATGCGAGAAAAGAATATTTTAGACAGAACAATAGTCGTTGTAACCACTCCAGAACTTGCCGTGATAATATCCCGAATTGGTATATCTTCCATTTTTTTAGCCTTATGAGTAGGACTCTATTTGATTTGCTAGAATCAATTTTCCCATAAAAAAAAGATCCCAACCACAACAGCTTTCTAAGTGGCTCTCGATGCTCGACTTCTCCCATATCCAGCTATGGCCAAAATTGTTGAAATCAACTCGGTTTGATATTTCTATGAATCTTTCAATCATATCTAAGGTGAAACATCTTTTTGCAACAAACTCATAAAATATATTATCAGGCAATCTTTGGTGGGCTATTTCTGCAATCTTTTGGCTATACTCACGGCTTTGATTTATTAAAAATTTTATGTAGGCTGCTACAACTTTTAAATGGAGCTGATAACCGAGGTCGGTTGTTTTTGCTTCTATGACGCTAAAATCCCCGTCAAATCCGTTGAATTTTTTCATTTGATCATGTTTTTTCCAAAGCCGATATCCCCAAACTCTACCCATGAGCGCCCAATTCGCGGGGGTAATAGCCGAGCGAGAATCGGGGGCAAATTTATAAAGCAGCCAATGCCACTCTTTAAGGTTGTCGATGTAGTTCAGCCAGGAAATGGCGGCGCTTTCGGGGAACAAAACATTTGTCATCGCGCATAAAACGCCGTGCGACATATCGCGGGAGAAAAAAGCCTCATGACCTTCATTGTTTGTTTCCTTTCGGTGTGGTGAACGGTAGAACATACCATTTTCGCCCTGGGAGTCTAACACCGCATCAAGCGCCCAGTTATCATAGGAATGAATCACAGTTGATAAAAGCCCATTGAACAGCATGGCGTCACCGTCAGATTCTCCGAGGATTGCAAACTTTTTTCCATTTTTTGAGATGAGATAAGGCGCTTTTTCTTCGGCCTCTTTGACGATTTCTTTTACTTTATCGATGAGAACTTGCATGGCATTCCTTTACTACCATGCAGGGGCATGGTTAAAAATCGCAGTTTAATTTGTACCAGAACCATGGACCCATTTTACAATACCACTGCTTAGGTTTCCACTGGTCGCAGATATGCACCGGCTCACCTTCGAAATACATTTTGAACTTTGTAGCTGTTTCAAATTGATAAGTCCCTTCGGTTTCAGCATCGCCAGGGTTAGGACCAAAGTAAAGAAGGGTTCCCGCAGCTCCAGCGGCTCCAATATCGCCCTCAAATTTTGTTTCAGCGTTCCACTTCGGGGCCTCACAGTAGTAAGTTGCTGAATACGAGTAAGAAGCCATGAGTAGAAACATAAACCCTATTAATTTTTTCATTGCACCATCTCCTTAAACAAAATAGATTGAACATTCAGGGTACTAAAAAAACTTAACAAGCCATTGCCATGTTGATATTTTCAGCGTGGCATTTTACTATGATTAATTCACGTTACTCCATGTTTTCTATTTATTGCTTTTCTTTTTTCAAAGGAAGGCATTTTTATTCTAAATCGGTTAGGCGCATCTCTAACATTAGATGATCGATATATTTTTGCTCGGTTTCAGCAATTGGGTATTTTAGAACGATTGAAGCATTGGCTTGCATCATGACAGATGAGAGAAGAGTCAAAGCGGTATTTTTTTCTCTAGCATTTGGGCATAACGATTCAATTGTGATCGCTAGCCTTCTTACTTCCTGCCTTATAAGCTGCATTCTTTTAACAGCCTCCTCGTCACAATCATGATAAGAAAATCTATCGACAATCTCATTTAACTTTTCTTTGCTTAGTTCTTTTTTCATTTTTTGTTTCCTTTGAATATTCGATACCAATTAATAGATCAACGTCGGCTGGCGATTCTATAAAATAAAAAGGTCTATGACCATCAAGGTACATTTCAGTAAGCATGATTGAACCGTCATCATTGTCATAGTAGTACATTATTTTGTTGACGTTGACTCTTACATACTTGTTTCCCTGCGCCTCAAGAATGATGAATTTATCTTTATTAGAGGGGCTTGGTTCCTGCGCGTGTAAAGATCCAACAAATGCTAAGGATAAAGTTAAAATGAGTCTTTTCATTTGTTGCTTGTCCCTTCTACTTGTCGTCTTTCCCTGCTTTTTTTTCTTTGGTCTAACCAAAATAGGGCATTTTGAAGTCCTATAATCGCGTGAAAGTTTTCAATGCAAGGGAATTCTTCATTTAGTTCTGAAATTATCATCCTTGCTGCTTCTATCATGGTATCGATTTGACATCCATTTTTTCCAAACTCTTTGATGGGGCCTTTTTGAATCTTGAATGAAATCATATTTAGATGTTCAGTAATAAAAATAGGAACCTCTTTTCGATACTGGTCGAATTCTTCCCAGCTCATACCGTCGGGAACTTTTCTAATAACCTTAAACCCGCCAATTTCTTCAATTCCTTCTAATACCTCTAAAGCCATTTTTTACCCTTTCTATCTCATACGATGATTGTCAAAAAGCCCCCAAATGAGGAGCGCAACAATAATGATGCCAATTATATGAAGTATAATAATTTTTTAGCCTCTTTCATTTTTGAGAGTCATTTGCTTTTCAATTCTGTTATCAAGGCGACTGATTTTAAATTTGATACGATCGGCTACTTCATCCATCCCGATGATCTTTGCTGCTTGAATTGCTGTGATAAGCACGTCGGCAATTTCATCAGCTACAACCTGGTTATTTTCATTTTTGACGTAGTCAGGCGATGGCTGGTTGAGGTTATGGATAGCTGTTAAAAGCTCTAAACATTCCTCTTTACATTTATTGAGCTGGTGTTTGGTTCCATACCAGAAGATAGCCTTTTCCATAATGTCTAAAGTTGCTGGGTCGAATAGCGTTGATTGCAGCATTTCAGACCAAATAAAAGCTTTTTTTTCATTCATAATTTTTTCCTTTTAAATCTCTTGAACATCAGCGTCATATGAGTCATTGGCTTCGCCAATTTCTATTTCATCTGAACACTGATGACATAAGTTTGGGAAACAAGTATCAGCTTTTCTAATAGCTTGTTCCTTATTTTCAGCCTCTACTTTAACTAAAAAAGCACAATGATAGGGTATTGATACTAAATATTTAGGCATAAAACCTCCATAAATTAAACGCAAAAACTATCACAATTGTAAATATATGACATCTATTATTTTTAAGCCTACAATGCTATAATTATTAAAAAATGGAGGCTAATCGATGGTAATTTATTTTACGACTAATGAAAAGTTTTACGCAAAGCTGTTAAGATGGATCTTTTTAGAGCCAGTTAGTCATGTGGGTATGTGCCTTTATCCTACTGGTGTAACTCCCATAGTTATTGATTGCACCAAGCCTTATGGCAAAATTTATGCTTATAATGCTTGGAAAAAGAAACACAGCCCAATTTTTGCGGCTCAAATACCTATGTCCCTGGAAGATGAAATCAAATGCTTTGATACCGTCGCCCTTCGTTCTGTTATGCGCCCCTATGATTTCTCGGCCTATTTTCATGGCTTTTACCATGGCCTTAAATGGCGTCTATTTGGTACAAAGCTTCCTAAAAGAAACACTAAATCGGACCATGAAAAGGATCTTTGTACAGAAATTTTCAATCCTATTAAGCAGCTTCTTCAAAAATATGGAATCGATCTTTATGGAGTTGATTTAGCAGCTATGACGCCTCATATGCTGGCAAAAGAAATCTATAGGCAAACTGTCGGAAATGAAAATGTCACCTGGATAGGTGAGAAATTAGATACTCTTTCCCTTTAACTCTGATTGTGACGCCGGTATTTGATTTATATCTGAAGTGAGAAACCCAGTTGATTTGAGAAATCTTATAGCCAAGCGTCAATCCGATAATAAAAAGAAAAAGTGACATAAAACCTCACAAGTCTATTTCATAAAAATAACCATGGTCATCCTCTTCAAATCCTAAATCATCAATATCGCATACAATTTTTTGGCTACCAGTATCGAGCTGAACCGCGTTGTTTTTAAATGTTACGCAAGCCTCTTTGCAGCTTAGTTTATTTTCTCTTGAAAAACTGGTATCGCCGAACCTAATTAACGAGTTATTGTTGAGGTAGATTTTAGTGATCATTGTATAACCTCCAACTAAAAATTACGAACATAAAAGTATGGACAAAATTATTTATCCATACCTCTATATTAAGTAAAATTTAACTAAATGGAAATTAAATCTCTAATTACAGACATTTCAAAACCTGGACATTCGGTTTTAGCGAAGTCACGATGGGCAAACCATCGATTTATCGAAATGTTGTAGCGGTCAAAAATTACTTTATAAAGTTTTTTAAGTGACTTTATTTGTGCGGTAGTGGGTATTTTTGTTCCAATGTAACAAATCCCGATTGAGTAGGAATTGGTCGGTTTACAGTGTGCGCCTTTTTCAACTTTGGGCGGTATTAAAGCTCTCCCATACTCAATAGCTCCACTTCTTCTTATGACGATATGGTATCCAATCTTGTCAAAGCCCCGCTGCTTATGCCACTCATTGATTTCATCAGCTCCAAAGAAGTCAAAAAGCTCATTATTGGCGCTATAGTCGGGTGTAGCCGAACAGTGAAGAATGACAGCAGTTGGGGTTATAAGATCCAATTTACCACTCCTTTGGCCCGATCATGCGCTTAAGGGCTTTTCTGGTATCGGCGTTTTTTACAAAATTTATCTGAATTGAACACTTATCGGGATCAACTTTAGCAATCCCAAAATACACTAGCGCCCTAACCCAAGATTCGGCTGGCCAACGCCTTTCACCGCGAAAGTAAAACCATGTGCTTGTAAGTTTGACGCCGCTATCTTCTGAGAAGTGGGCTAAATTAAATTTCTTCTCATTCTTTTTGCACCACTCTTTTTTGCATTCATCGATCAAAATATTAGGTGATTCCATGTATTACGCTCCTATCTTATCTTTAACGCTAGATATCTTTTCATTCAGGCTATCTAGTGTGTTTTTTATATTATCTATGTATCCCTTATCAAGCTGCTCATAGCGTGAATTGAGTAGAAGTTCATTTAGCATGATTTCAGCTTCTGAGCACGCCCTAATCACCCTTTGAGTTGTGATTATAGCTTCCAATAGTCTTTTATCGTCAACTTGCGGAGCGTGTTCTTTTTCTTTTTTAGATTTTTTAATCTGCTCCTTATTTTTAATCGCGTTCACATAATCTTTAATGATCATTTTTGTTTCTGCAATTGAAGTCCCTTTAACTTTTTCGAGTATTCGATTCTGTTCGTCAACTGGTAGCTTGACGATTTCATCAATTTGGCTAGAAGTGATTTCATCAGACTCATAAGAAAGCCTGACCTCTTCGCTCGCGCCTTCAACCCGCTTTGTAAGCTTCCTAACTTTATCCTCCGATATTCCTGTCTTTTCTGCTGTATCAGTTGCAAATGATTTAGGCTCTTCGTCATCTTTCGGCCCTCTTTTAGTGGATTGTGGATGAAGTAGCTCATAAATTCTGCGCCTTTCGGCTAGTGCTTTTTCAAAGTCCTTTTCATTCAGATTTTTAGCTTCAATATTTTCGTCGATATGCGCCAGTCTTTCATGCATCTCAGAATCAAATATTGTGATAAGAGCGGGGATTTTATCCCAACCAAGGTCTTTACAGGCTTGAAGCCTACGATGGCCGGAAACTATCTGAAATTCGCTGTTGACGGTAATAGGGTGATGAAGTCCAGTCATCAAAATACTTGCCTTGAGGGAATTGATATCGGCCTTGATGATAGAATTTCTTATATTCCAATTTTCTCTGATTTTAATATCACAGATGTTTATTTTTATGATTTCCAACTTTATCCTCCAAATGCTTCAATGACAGTTTTTAAATCCCTTGCGATCACAACAAATACGCCAAACTTTTCTAGCTCTCTTATTTCATTTTTCTGGCCGTCCGATAGCCTCCCGATTTCTGTCTTAACTTCTATCGCAAAAAGCTTGCCTGATTTGTCGTTATAGATCCCGAAAATATCAGGTTGACCGGCGTTAGGGTTTTTTGCGAAATAACCACCCTTAATTAATTTTGGGCCTAGGTAGTTTTTCCAAACTTTATGACCCTTGAGGGAGAGCCAGTCTAAGATTTCTTTTTGTATTTCCGACTCTTTTTGATGATTGATCGACATCTCGACTAAGTCCCTCGATAAGCTGTTGAGTTTTTCCACTAGGCAAAGCTTGGGTGAAATCATAGTTTGACCTCAAAAGACTTGCTGCATTGTCTTTGATCGTGTTTTGCATGTAAGATAGATTGGCGTCTGATATTGCATCAGAAAGATGTTGCCAGCCTCCCATAAGATTTACAACCTTCTCGCCTTCTGGTCCGATGTAGGCCATAGCTTCCTTATAGTTGTTCCAACCAAATTTGCGAATAGCGGCAATGATATTCATCGCAATGATACTTGAGCGCGTGGAGTCATCGATTTGACCTTTCCCAGCGACAAGATGAATTTCTCTGAGAGAGGGGAAGTGATCCGCTTTTTTAATGTGCCGATCAAGAGCAATCTTTAATTCGTCAAAAGAGTAATTTTTTAGCTCTTGAAAATAATACCAAGCTACCTCTGGCTTTGTGAAATCCGGCGCTCTCCATGGCTGAATTGCTGCGTACGCTCGCATAAGTCCCATGAACTTTTCCCTGTCCATAGCATCCTTTCAACAGTGAAAAAATCATTCGAAAGGATTTACCCAATCAGATGATTCAACTTCGTAAAATGGATTGTCTGAGTTAATTCTCTTTTTCAATTGCAATAGTATATTATCAATTTTACGAAGTCCATTCTTACTTACGTTCAAAAGACTCATGGGTGAAATTGCGTTCTCTTTCCAAAAATCATTATTTTTTACGAACTGAAATAGGTTTTCTATCCCGCTTTCATTGAGAGAAACTGATTTAGCAATTTTCAATAGCCCCTGATAAAATTTTTCTGGTGAAATATTCTCTTTGAGCCATGGTGCTTTTACGAGTGTCCATTCATGCCAATTAATAGCCGTGCTCATAATTTGATCATTGATATTTTTCTCATGGGGAATTTTCTTCTTTGTAATAGTTGGGCTTTTTCGTTTTCGCTTGACAGGGGTATTTGATAGGTCTAGATCATGCATTACTTCTTCGAAGCTAGAACCTTCGGTTGGGTTTGAATCCGCTGCTGAAACTGATACTCGCTGCAAATCTTCGGAGTCTAAATCGCATTCCCCCAAGCTCGCTAGCGCGAGTAAATCGCTTCGCAAGCTACGCGATTTAGGGGCCCTCCTTGATAGGAAATAATCAAACAGTGAAATTAAAGATTCGAGCATTAAGATTTGGCTCGGCTTAGATACAGACTCACGGGCATGGCTGAGATAGTTCAAGAGTGGATCAAGGGAATCAGATACAGACTCTCGGCCTACAGGAAGGCCGATAGATTCATTGCACTCTGATGATGGTGACAGGGTAGAGATGAAAGAAGGATTCAATGACTTATCGCGCATGGCGTCTGAATTGCTCAAAAAAACATCACTTTGAATCATCCTCACAAAGCCGCAATCTGATAAAAATTCTAAATATAAAAGTTCATGCTCTTCGAGTTTAAGTTCAATTCCATCGAAAGTTACGACGGTTTTTTTGCTTGTAGCTCTCATTTTTTCCTCAAATGTTTGTAATTATTGATAAATATTTTGGTATGCCATAGTTTCGCGTGATTCACGCGAAACTATGGCATAGTTGAAAGAATTCATTTTTACATTTGTAATTTAAAAAAGTAATTTATTATTTTTCTGGTTCATTTTCTGATGGGATTGCTTCGGGAAGTTCAAAAAGAAGTTTTTGCAGAACTTTCCATCGACCTTTTAATCTTTCTTCCCTAGTCTCTGCACTTATTATAGTTATGATCTGATCAAGCGGCTTTCCGGTGAGCGCAATCCAATCGACGTTCTCAGTTGTCGAAACGAGATTTATCATCTCTTCTTTCATTTTTGTAACTTTTTGCTGCTCGGCTTCACTGATTATTTCTTGAGCATGTTGTTGCTCTTGATTCGGTCGCTGCTTACCTTGATTTGGTCGCTGTTGCTGCTGTTGTCTCTGCTGATTATCGTGGTAGACCATATCATCATGCAAGGGTGAATCCTTGTCGGGATCTTCAATTTCAGAAACGGGAATCATGAACACTTGAAAGAGCGCGTATTTGTGGGCAATGCTCATGCACTTGTTTGTCGTTTTATCGCTTCCATAATCCGCGCTCTCGCCCCAAACGGTACATTCAACGAATGATCCATCGGGCGCACAAAACTTGTAAGAAATTTCTAAAATCTGATGCCAACCCTCTTGGCCCTTCGCACTCTTTATTTTTTCCCGAAAAATGATCTTTTTGATTTCAGGAAGGCAAAAAATCCCGTGCTTCTTTACTGCACTATGAACCGCGTTGTAAACGTCATCAACTCCCCTAAACTTATATCCCTGTGAATTATTTTTTTGCATCTTATCCACAGCGCCGATATCAGCCAAAACCGCACCCATTAACTTGTAAATTTCCATTTTTTCTCCTAATTTTGATTGTCTTAAGCTTTTACAAATGTAATTTTATGTAGCTATTTTGTCAACACAAATGATAACAAACAGCCAAAACCTAAAATACTTTTCAGCACATATATTTTTATCTCTATTGACTCCGATAGATTTATAATTGTAAAACACCAATGAACTAAAAAATTTCCTGGTTTTAGTCTTGTGCTGAGGTTCGATTGTTTTACAACAATCGGGCCTTTTTTTATAATTGCAAATGGCGCAAGACTCGCATAGAAAGAGCATGATATTATTTAATCTGAAAAGAGGTAAAAAAATGACCGCCAACGATATTAAAAATGAATTTCAAACTATGCAAATAATTGCAAAAAAACTGCTTAATTTATCTGATGAACAAAGGGCGCGGGTTATCAACTTCCTTCTTCAGTCAGTTTCTGAAGAAAGCAGCGACGCTCAAAATGAAATCAAGACAATTGGGTTTTGCCTTTCCAAACTTGAGAAGCTTGGCAAAGACGAAAGCAACGCCGTTGTTAAATTTCTGGTTGATCGGTTCATGGCGACACGCTGCGAAAAATCAGAAGTAGAGACAAGTGAGCCAGAAGCAGAAACCGAGCTTTGGGAAGACTTAGAGGCAAAATGAGCGAAGTAAAAGCTGCAACTCTGCAACAATTCATTGCAGCAAAAACCCTCGATAATCTTGACAGGGTTCTCCTTAAGTATTCAGTAGAATATCCCAGCCTTGACGCGGTCAAACTTTCAAAAATGCTTAACATCGGTGTGAAAGTTATTCGTTCAAGGCGAGGTGATCCCCTTTTCCAGTTAGAGCTTCAAAGACTATCGCGTACAACTGACTCACTTCTTGAAGAAGCTGCAAAAAAAGCAACGCTCAGACTTATTGAGCTGATTGACTCCTCAGACCCAGACATCGCCCTTGCCGCGTGCAAGCTGGCACTTACTCGTAAGATGCAAGAACTTCCCGAAAACACTCAGCGCCGCATCATTGCATATCAAACAAGCATCAGCCCCGACGGAACTTTGTTACAAGAGATTGTACAAGAAGAGCTTTCTGGGCATATTATTGATGTTGAGTGTTCATCCAAATAAAAACAAAAGGGGGTTTTCTTGCCTCTACACATGCTTGTAGCAATCGGCGATACCATCAATATTGGCGATGAAATCACTATCAAATATGTCAAGCGCATGGGTAACAATGTTGGGCTTGCGATAACCGCACCAATATCTATAAAAATCAATCGTATCAAAGGGGATCAAAATGCCAGAAAGCAAGACAGAACTAACGGCGATAGTGGGGGAGTTAATCGAGGTAGGGATTAGCTATTTCAGCCGGTGCGGTAACAAAGCAAAGATTTTGGAGTACAAGGAAGTAGTTGTCAGTGGCAAAATTGTTTATCAGTACAAGGGTCAAATCATCGCGGTGATTCCTGGACATGAAATTTTGCTCTATAAAATGCATTGGTATGATGCCAAAGGAAAATGGCTTAAAAATCCTGGAGGGATTCACGACCTTGTCAGAAAAGCAAACAGCTAAACCAATTATCGTCACACCACCCAAGGCTCATAGTAAAAAGCAGCAATTTATCTATTCTGCTTTCGGATACCCAAGCATTAGAGAAGTTTGGGTATGCGCGGGAACCAAATTTGGTAAAACGCTAGCGGCCTCCGCTTGCCAAATCAATTACGCACTCCCGCGCCCCAATACCAAACATCGATGGGTCGCCCCTATTTACGCTCAGACTCGCCAGCCAATGGAATATTTTGAAAGGATTCTGCCAAGCGGGGATCACAGAAAGATTAACAAAGGCGAGAATGTTATCTATCTCCCGCACACCAATAGCCGAATCGAATTCTGGCACTCGCAAAGCCCAAGCTCCTTAGAGGGTGATGGTATCCACTCGTATGTTTTCGATGAAGCGGCGCGGCAACCTCCCGACATAAAATCATCGGCGCGAACGACTACCACAAAAACCAAAGGGCCGATGATATTCATCTCATACCCGTATGGTAAAAACTGGTTTTATGATGGATGCATGGAAGCTCAAGACCATATGCTTTGGGCCTTCAAAAATAATAAACCCTATGAAAAAATCTTCCTTCACGCCCGTACCGCAGATAATCCAACAATCGACCCGCAGGTCATCGAAAACGCAAAAAAAGAACTTCCTTGGAGGCTTTTTAGGCAATTTTATCTTGCCGAATTTGTGGATGATGGTGCGGTATTCACCAATATTGATGGCTGTACCTTCGGCGAAAAGTTCATCTTAACCGGCGAAATTCATCAGTGGTTCGATCCATCATTCAAGGAATACTCGGTTGTCATTGGGGCCGACTGGGCTAAAAAACAGGACTTCACGGTTTTCATTGCTATCGATATGGCAAGCGGTAGGGTAGTTGGAATCATGAGATTTCACCGAAAGCCTTATACCGAGCAAGTAAGAATTTTGGCATTTTTTGCGAGAAAGTTTAAATATGTCGAAATGATACTTCACGATAAGACGGGAGTAGGCGAAGCGATTGATGACAATCTGGCTTATATCAATCAACCCTATCGTGGTATAATTCAAACAAATAGCCTTAAAGCAGAACTGATGATGAAACTCATTACCGGATTTGAGCAGGGGCAAATAAAAATACCATTTTGGTCAGAAATGATTGGTGAACTAAGAGCATATGAAGTTAAGGTAAATGCACTCGGTACTACACAATACGGCGCTCCTTCTGGTAAGCATGACGATATTGTTTCAAGTCTCGCCTTTGCTTGGTATGGGTATGAAACGTATTCAGAACACGACATGCAGGTTAAGTTTTTAGATGATTTGCAAAGCGAATCTCAAAACGATAAAACAGAGTTAGAGCAATACTATAATGATATGATGGAAGATGATTTTTAAAAAAAGGGTATCACATGGACGAAACCCCAGTAACTCGCAAAATTGACAAAACCGCTAGCCTTGTCGCAAGCTATCAAAAGCTTGCTAAAACCATATCAGACATGGAATCCAAGGCGTACGATATCGTAAACGATTTTGAAAAAACGGGTGGAGTTTGGAACGAAGAAGAAAAAGCCTTTTTAGACATGATGACACTCAAGGGGCTTTTCACTTCTGAACACTGGGTTTTCATCATTGTCGATTTGATAGCAATGAAAATCTGTAATCAAAAGCTTCAGGTTTTTAGGAAAACGGTTACAGATGGAAGCGAAAAAATAGAGCCAGCTTTAAATCATCCCCTTCAAAAAGTTATCGATAATCCAAACCCCATGATGAGCTACGCTGATATGATGTATAGTCATACGGTTGATTTAACTCTTCTTGGTAATGCTCTACTTTGGAAAGGGCCTCTTAGTTCAAGCTTGTGGCCAATTCCCGCTGATACGGTGATGCTCAGTTTCGATAAAATGGAAACGCTCATAGGATATAATCGCTATAATTTTAGGGGATATCTTGAGCCTCTTCAGCTTGTAAAATACTTCCCGCTCAATGAAATCATTCACAACAAAAAACCAAATCCATCTAATTACTATTGGGGCCTCTCTCCTTTTATTCCAGGCAGGAAACCAATTTTATTTAACCGCTTTACAAGCGAGTATTTGAACAACTACTATTTAAAAGGCGCGACCCCTGGGCTGTCATTAGAAATGTCTAACGAAGCCAACGAAAAAAACGCAACGAGACTTTTACGTTCCTTTGAAGCAGCCTATACGGGTCGCGCCAACCAAAGAAGAACCCTTGTTTTACCAAAGGGTGTAACAGCAAAGCAGATAGCACACACCCTAGCCGACCAGCAACTAAAAGATTACCTCATAGCCAATAAGGAAGATATTTTAGCACTTCTTAAGGTTCCCAAGCATGAAGTAGGGCTTCAAACCGGCGGCTCACTTGGTTCTGAAGAGTATAAAACAGCTCTCAAAAACTTCTGGGCTTCAACTCTTGTGCCGACCCAAAACCTTATAGCAAGCGGATTTAACCGAGCCTACAAAGACCTTTTAGGGGATAGTTATTTTTGTGCGTTTAATAACGATAATGTTGAGATTTTGAAGGAAAACGAAGTTGAAAAGTCCAATATTGCGGTAGGACTTTTAAAGACTCATACCATCAACGAAGTAAGGGCAAAGCTCTATCAGCTTACCCCACTTCCTGGCGGTGATGAGATTCCAGGCGCTTCAACGCAGCAATACCCGACTTTCAATCTTCATAGTCAGGCCGAAGCGATAAAATCAAATGATGAGATAACCGCACCAATCGAAAAAAAAATAGAAAACGCTGCTGATGTTGTCATCAAAGCCAATGGCGACTGGTTTGAAGGTCATAAGCAAAAAATCAAAGAGGCAATAGAGAAACCAGAAATTGAGCTGCAAAAAGCGGCTATCAAACTATTTGCCGATCAATCGGTTAGTGTTATAAAAAAGCTAAATAAAATACTTGGAAAATCAAAAGCAAACTACGAAATAAAAAACGATACCTTTATAAAACAACTGATATCAAAAGAAGTTGGTGCTTACTTAGCTGATTGGGTTAGTCATTATAAAGATATTGGTGACGGTATTGCTGTTTCTGGATGGGTTTTAGCGGGTGACTCTCCCGTCAAAGTTGACGAACTTAACATTGAAATCAGCGATAAATATAAAAAAGAGCTAAATAATGAACTTGAGCAAAGAGCTAAAAACAGTTTTGCTTATATGTCTCAGACAACCACAAATGATATTTTTAGCATCATAAAAAGAGGTATCGACGACTCAAGCACGGGCCAGCAAATAGCCGAAAAAATCAGCGGTATCTTTGCAAATCCCGAAAAAATGCTAGGCAGGGCGCAAACTATCGCAAGAACCGAATCTCTATCAGCTCTTTCAATGGGAAAAGCAAAGCAGTTTCAGCAAGCTTCAAAAGTCATTCTAGACTTAAAAAAACTTTGGATGAGCACAAACGACAATCGCACGCGGGGCAACCCGTCCGGATTATATCCCGATAGTGATTCAGACCATTGGGATCTTCACGGTCAAGTGGTTGATCATGACAAAAAGTTTGTTGACCCTCGCTCAAAGGAACAACTATCTTTTCCTCGTGATCCAGCGGGTTCGGCTAGTGCGGTGATAAATTGCCGGTGTACTTGGATCACTTTACCGGCCAAAGAGATGGATCAATTAATTAAAAGCGAAGCAGAGGTAAAACCGAATGACTAATAGACTTAGTTTTGATTTCAAAATAAAAGCAAAAGAGCAAAACGGTAGGATTGTTATTGCTGGTTTTGCTAATGCTAATACAGTGGATCGGGGGATTGAACGAATCGACCCAAAAGCCTGGAAGCTCGCGAACTATATCAAAAACCCTGTTGTTCTCTTTGATCATGGGATTGATTCATCATTCGGGGCAATGCCAATCGGTAGGGCAACGAAGGTCGAAGCTCGCGATGGTGGGTTATTTGCTGAAATAGAAATCAGCAATAGCAAAACTGAAAAAATAACAGCAATTAGGGATTTGATTGAAGAAGGCATATTAAAAACTTTTTCAGTTGGATTTGATCCAAAAAACGCTAACCGCGATGGTGAGACAAAAATAATAACAGATGCTGAACTTTTAGAAATTTCTGTTGTTCCTATCCCGATGAACCAAGATTCTACTTTCTCGCTTCTTTCGAAGTCTTTGGGCGAAAACCGCACCAAAATAGCTAAAAAATGGCTAGCTAAGTATCAAAAAGGCATTAGACAGAAAGTCATTGATAGCACAAAGAAAGAGCTTGGTTGTAGTAGTTTAATTTTGCTTAACCTTAAACTCGCCAAAGAAGGCTTCAAAGACTTAGAAGCGGCTCAAAAACTTGCTAAACAATTTGGCTATGCTGTTGATAAGGTTAGCGAGGATGAAAAACATTTCATTTTCAAGCAATCAGATGCAGAGTATCAGGATAGCATTTTAATAAATTTGGCTAACAATGTTCAAGCCGAGGTTAAGGGGCAAAAGATGGAAGTCAATGAAGAAGAAAAACCCAAGGAAGGCGAAGAAAAACTACCCTCTGAAGATGCTGAAACCAAACCTATCGTTACAGATGAAGAGCTACCCAAAGAGGGTGAGGAAGAGCCAGAGATAAAAGCAGAACTCACCAAGGAAGATATCGACGCCTCCGTATCAGCTTGGCATGATGAAGCGATGGCTTGCGCGGCTAATGAGGGTGAAACGCCTTCATGGGTTACTGATGCGGCGGCTTGGGATAAAGCAAAGGAAGCGGCTGATTTATCCTACTCGCGGGATGATCCAGAAAAATATCTGGCGGTAGTATCTTGGCTCTATCTCAATAAATTTAAAAATGATGAAATAGAGCCTTTACCTTTAGATGATCAAAAAGGGTGCGGTAATAAAGAAGATGAAAAAGAAATCAAATCGGCACCAATTCCAACAGGTTCAAATGCGGTCGATAACAACACGTCGCCAGCTCTTGACCTTAGTCGTCAAACCAATGTACTTTTGGGGGCATTAATATCAGAAGTTCAGCGACTCAATCAGGCTATGGAAAAATTAGTTGTAAAACCGATGGAGTCAGGCGAAACTGAAACTATGACAAATGAGTCAGAAGAGTCAGAAGAAGGGGCCGAAACTCCTCAAGACGACGAAGAAATGAAGTCATTCATTGCGCGTATCAGAAAAAATCAGGATGATTTAAATATGAGATTAAAAAGTTTTCAATAATTTGGGGGATACAAATGTATACGAAAGAACAGTTAGAAGCGATGTTGAAAGAAACCGAAACTCTGAAGAGTCGGGTCGATGCTGCCGAAATGAAGTCAAAAGAGCTTGAAACAGAAAATCTTAAGCTTCAAACAAGCATGAAAACAATCGGAAATCGTTCTGATTCAGACGAAGCAAGAGCAATGCGTTATTTTGGTGTATCTCACCCCAAGCAGCTTCTTTCTGTCAATGTTGCATCACCTGCTTTTAGAATGGTTCCTGATGAGCTAAAGCATCTCGTTCTTAACTTCAAAAAATCTGTTGATGTTGCTCGATTCACGGCTCAAATGTTTCACGGTGCGGCTCTTGATGATGTTCGCGGTGACTCTGAATCACCTGCAAAAATCAAAGGACTTCTTGAAACCCGTTATGGCAGAGAAATCCTTGTTCCTGCACTCAAGGCTTTTGGTTCAACTGTTGTTGGCGGCGGTGACGAGTGGGTTCCTACTGCTACCGCATCGAGCTATATTGATGAATACTCTTTGGAGCGCGTACTTGAGCAGCGTTTTAAAGTTGTAAACATGCCAACAAACCCATTTGATCAGCCAGTTGTTAAGCAAGGCACAAAGGCAAGAAAATCAACAGAAGGTACAATCATGACAGCTGGTCAGTTTCAAACTGATAAGCTCACCATGTCTGCTGTTAAACTTGCTGAATACTATGAGATTCCAGAAGAACTTAACGAAGATTCCGCGCCAGATTTCTTGGCTGCTGGACGTGATCATGTGGTTAAAGCTCAGAAGGATGCTGTTGAAGCAGCTCTTTTAAACGGTGATGACGATGGTGCTCACATTGATAGTGATACCCAAGCTTTGGGCGCTGATATTGCCGAGAAAATTTGGAAGGGACTTCGCCGCGAAGCTCTTTCGAACTCTGCAAACGGTGCAACTTTTGACTTTACAAACGCCGTAGCCGATGAAACTAAGCTGCGTACTCTTCGCGCACGCATGGGCAAGTTTGGCAAAAACGAGAAAGAACTTTGCTGGATTGTTGGAACCAATGTTTATACCCAAATGTTGGGCTTTGACACTGTTGCAACTCTTGACAAGTTTGGCCCCAATGCTACCGTACTTCAGGGCGCACTTGCTGCATACCAAGGCATTCCAATCATTTGTAGCGAGTACATGCGCGAAGATTTGAACGCTAACGGTGTATTTGATGGCATTGTGTCCACAAAAGCGGCAATGCTTCTTGTGAACCTAACCCGTTGGTACATCGGCAACAGAAGGCCGATCCAAGTTAAGCTCATGATGGATCTTCCTTACCACGACAGATGGCTCCTTGCTTCTTATCGCCGCGTAGCTTTCAAAGGGTTCGCGCAGTCAGCGACAGAAACAAGCGTTGTTTACGGTTACAATATCGCTAAATAACCCGTTGTTGTCGTAAAAAGGACCGGCTGCTATAAAAAGTAGTCGGTTTTTTTTTGCAAAAATTAAGGATAAATTTTTATGAGCGCACAACAACTAACGCGACTCAATCTATATGAGTCCATGCCTGTTATTCCGGTTCAGGTGTTCGATATCGGCTCAGAAATTACACAAATTGCATCATACGGCAATAGTTTGTTGGCTACTCTTTGGGTCAAAGAACTCGACCCAGGTGCTTCGGTTTTGGTCAGATGGTACGATATTGGGCCAGGGTCGGGAGATTTTCCGGGCGAAAAAATATATGTGGCGCAGCACGCCGTAGTAGCAACCGCAGACACAAGCGATAGGCGGCTTGTGCCTGGAATCCATAACAAAGTATGGTGCGAAATTATTGTAACAGGCGGTCAGGTTACACTTGGGATTTATGCAACAAGCGTCTCAGCTTTTCCGCAGCAATCACCTTTTAAAGATCAAGATGATGCTAATCTTGGTAACGATGCTGGAAACTCTTTTGTTTTACTCGATAGGGATTTGAATAAATATTTTTTAGCAACAGGAAAAGAGGGAGCAACAAACGTCAATATCGTTGGGGGATCAATAGCGGCTGAAATTGCTGGTGATCCCCTTATTTTAATAAATAGATCAATAACAGATGGGACACTTCAAACACTTATAAGTCAAGCAGTACCAACAAATAAGCTTTGGAAATTAAGAAAAGTAGATATTTGTTCAAGGTGCTATGGCGAATTTTATTTGAAAGCCAATAGTGTTATAATTGGGGAAGGTAAGACTTCTCCAGCTCAATCTAATGTTTCATTTACGCTCGCTCCATATATGAAACTTGATGAGAATTTAATGGTAGAGGTTGATTTTAAAATGAACTACGGGCCTCAACTGGATGTTTCGGCCTATTTACATTTAACAGAGGAACCTAATTAAAAGGGGTTAAAAAATGGCTGATTTAAGAACAAGTTTTACAGTGCTCGAAGATGCTACAACACAAGCAGGACTCCCATTGCACAAAGTTGCACAGGGTGACGCACTAGCTGGAAAAAATGCAATTGCTGCACTAATTGCAAAAGATCCCGCTGGAAACCTCGTTTATCCCGTTACTAACTCGCTGGGTGAGCTTGTTGTATCTACCGAGTCATCAACAGCAGCGGCTCTTTTGTCAGAAGATGGAACAAGCGCAGGTAGTGCAAGCGATGCTGATATTGTGACTCTCACTCTACAAAATGATATGACCTACCGTGAACTTGAAGCAGTTGTATCTTGCTTTAGAGATGCAGTTTTCAAAATCGTTCATGTTGACGATGCTGTTACAAACATCTTGGTTCCTGGTGTTCGTTGTGGTGCTGGCTCTCTTAACTCTGTTTTAAATTTTAAAACTCTTGAGTTTGTTACTGGCGCAACTGGCACACAAGAGCTAAAAATCATTGGAAAGAACCTTAATGCACTAGCCACAATGGATGGTGTTCTTTCGGTAAAAGAAATCCAGTAATTAACTTTCACGGTATAGCGATTCATCTTTTATAAGCTGTATCGCTTTTAATTTATGAAAATGAGGTAAATAATGCTTAAATTCTATAGAAAAAGTTTTAAATCGGGTGTTACAATCGTGAGGGAAAAAATAATCACGGGTGGAGTAGAGTCATGGAAAAACCACCAATTTTATCCGCGCGATAATGGGAAGGTAGCAATTTATGAAAATGAGCCATACCTGCTTGAGAGGTATTCGACCCTTTTCACTGAAGTTGATTAAGGTTTTACCCCTGATACTTCTCAGTATCGGGGGGTTTTGTTTTGCCGCAGATGAAGAATCATCAATGGAAACACAAGATTTAGCTGGCTCAACTTCTCACTTTTCAGGAACAGCAAATACAACTTCTGTAACCATTCCAGCGGTAGCAAATAAAGTCATCTCTGAAGTTTTCTTCAAATGCGACAATCAAACACCAATCGCGAAACAGTGCCTAATATCGTTTGATGCTGGCGTATCGTGGCTTTCTCTTGGAATTGGGGAAGCTATCGCATGGTCAGCTAAAGGAAGAATCAAGCAAATTAGAGTTAAGGCTTCAACGGCGGGAGTAACTTACCAGGGGCTAATAAATTATGAAGCTTATTAAATCTTTAATTGTCGGGCTTTTTTTGGTAGCTTCAAATGCCAACGCAGCTCTCTATCTCTATGATAGAACACAGTTTGCGGGAACAGTACCGTTTGATAACTCAGTAAATTTGTTTTCAGCCGATAATGTTCAGGCAGCAATTGAAGAAGTAAAACAGGCTAATGAAAACATAGCAAGGTTTCTCAC